ATGACCGGCGAATCCCCGATCCACACAGTCCACAAGCGCGTTTGCCACAGGTTCCTGCGGCACTGGAGGGCTCACAACAACGCCTATCCCAAGCTGATCAAGATGACGCCGGAAGAGTTGCGGCAGTTCAACATCGTCAACTCCTTCGCCAAGCCCAATGAGCTGTGGGGCGTCCCAATTGAAATCGACCCCAACACCACGGGCGTGATGATTGCAATCGATGGGACGGAAATGCCTTTGGTCGAAGGGTACTAGCCCATCTGAACGTGGCGCGCGAAAGCCAAAACAAATAAACAAAAATGCTTGCATTGACTAAGCATTTTTGTTTATACTCACACCATCGCAACAAAAGAAAGGTGGTCGTGAAAATCAGCGAGTTCAAGCGGTGGCTTGAGGCGCAGGGAGTCAGAGTCGAGAACGGTACAAACCACTGGAGGCTGTACCACAACGGCAAGACAAGCACCCTGCCAAGGCACCCAAGTAAAGAGCTGAAGGAAGGCACAAGACGCGCAATCCTGAAGCAACTAGGAATCAACTAAGGAGGCAGGCCCGAAGGGGCCTAGCCTGAATTCCTGAGCTTCACGACCACTAGATGGGAATCAACATGCAAAAGTACCCTGCCCGCTTCGATCCCGCCGACGAAGGGGGCTACACCGTCACGTTTCGGGACATCCCCGAAGCGATCACCCAGGGCGATGACCTGGCCGAGGCAGAAGCCATGGCGCGCGACGCACTGGTGTCGGCCATGGAGTTCTATTTCGAGGAAGGCCGCGCCGTGCCCGCCCCCAGTAAGGCAGAAAAGGGCGAGCGCTTGGTGGAGCTGCCCGCCAGTGTCGCCGTCAAGGTGGCGCTGTTGAATGCCCGGCTTGCCACAGGAGCCCGCCCTGCAGACGTAGCCCGCGCCATGGGCGTGAAGCCCCAAGAAATGACCCGTGTTTTTGACCTGAGCCACGCCACCAAGATCGATACCGTGGCCGCCGCACTTGCCGCCATGGGGTATGAGCTGGAACTCAGCGTGCGTCGTGTGAAGTAGCTCCATAAACAAAAAAAACCCGATACAAATCAATGTATCGGGGTGTCTAATTAATATTGGGCTGGCGGCAGTTGTTTTGTGCTAACTACAGCCCAGTTCCCCTTAGATGATTGTCTAAGAGTTAATCGCTTTCGAAGGCTTGGGCAGCAGTTTGCGTCCTTGTCTCCATAATCGCGCACGTCAACGGTAATGGAATCTGCAGTAGCCCCTACAACTTTCTCAACGTAGCGAGGGAGTCCCTCGTCAACTTGTGGCGAAGATTCTGAAGGACTGACATAAAAACTGTCTCCCGCACCCACCTTCACAACAGCAATTCTTGCTGAACTAGTGCCGGAGCCACCAAGGCAACCGATATCTCCATGCCAAATAACGGCAAATTTTGCATCCTCTCTATTGTCGAATGACTTATAGGGGACCATCGCTGCAATGCTATTAGCATCCGGCGCTACATCTGAACAGGCAATTGCTGCACTGTAATGCTTGACTACCGCCAATATAGCTTTTGTTTGCGCCTTAACTGGTGGCGCAGCCATATCCTGTGCATATACACCTGCTGCTGATGTAGAAATTGACAGTGCAGCGAATAAATACGCTGATATTTTAATCATTTTCATATCCCTCCTTTATAAAATCAGAGGAAATGTATCAAAACCCATGTCAGCAGTCACTTCTACGAAGCCAATTTGATCAATCGCGCCTCAGCTGTTCAAACAGATTGCGATCTGCCGCAATCTGGCCGCGCAACAGGCTCACCTGAGCGTCTCGTTTTTTGACCAAGCCTCCAAGCTGGCCAACCACGCCTGCGCCCTCTGCAGCAAGGGCGGCGAGTCGCTGGTGTTGATCTGCGAGATCTCGGCAGGCAGCGGCGTCACCGGCAAGCTGGGCGTTACGGGTGGCCGCGCCGCGGATGTCGCGCTGCAGGCCTGCAATACGGGCAGCATCAGCAGCGCGCCCAGCCTCCAGGCGGGCCATTTCTTGCGTGTAGTCATGGGTGTTTTCCTGTTGGGCAGAGCCGTGCTCAACCACGGCCTCTGCTTTCTTTTCTGTTTCTGCTTGCGCTTGCTGGGCATTTGCTGCAGCTTGTTTTGACTGGGCAACCTCAACCTTGCCCAGCCGCTGGGTCTGCACAGCCAGCAGCAGAGCAAGGGCCAAGGCCAGCCAAGGCCAGATGCGGGACGCGCCGGTCATGTCGGCCCTGCCTCGCACAGCTGACGCTCTGCCGCGCGGCGCTTGACCAGTCCGGGCAACTGCTTGCCGCCAGCGTAGGTCCAGCGGCTGAGCTCAGCGCAGGCGCCATCGATGTCGCCAGCATTGGCTTTACGCACCAACGTGCTGCCGCAGAACGCGCCATTGCCGACATTGAACGCAAAGCTCAGAAATGCAGCCTTCTGACCATCACTCAGCGGTTGCTTGATGCAGTCCAGGGCTGCCGCATGCTTTACCAAATCGGCCTGCAGCTGGGCAAGGCACTGTTCATCGGTGAATGCCTGACCTTTCCGCAACTCTGGACCCGTGTGCCCGTAGCAACTGGTTAGCACGCCCACAGGATCAACATAGGTGCGGTTCACCTTGCCCTCGTAAATGGCCACTGTAGAAACAGCAAGGGCTGCCGCAGCAGCCCCGATCATGGAAATGAGTGTCCTATTCGACATTGCAAGCCCCTTTGATTGCGGCCATACGGGCCTCATGCTCCGTGCGCTCGCGACGGTCTCGGCGCAACTTGAAAAACACATTGACGATCAACCCGATCAGGCCCAAGGCGATACCAAAGAACACCCCCGCCTCGCTGGACAGCCACCAACTGGCTGCGCTGACGCCGGCGCCGGCATAGGTAGCTTTGCTACCAACAGCTGCCCCAATGACTTCTGCGGCTGCTGCTGTTGTTTCATTGCTCATAGCCCTCCCAGGCATAAAAAACCCGCCGAAGCGGGTGATCTGTTTTTTGATTGGCTCAGGCTTGCGGCCAACCCTGAGTCTCGTCATAGCTGCGCAAGGCTTCGAGATCCTGCAGCGCCTCGATTGCGTCCTCATGCGCCTGGCGCGCTCCCGTGAGCTGCCCGGAAATAAAGCGGTAAGCGGAGTCCTTGGTCAGGATGCGCTGGGCCAGCTCGCTGCACTCCAGGCCGCGCTGGGTAGCACAGGCATCAATCCAGGGCGTTGCGGCCTCAGGATCTGCCGCCAGGGCCTGAGCCTCCTGCAGCTGTATCGGCCAGGACTCTCGCTCGTATTGCGGATAGGGCAGCGCTACCGCGCTCATGCGCTTGGCATATTGCTCATTGACGAGCCTGTGCAGGCGGTCTCTTTCCACCTGCAGCCGCTCTGAGGCCGTGGGCGCGGCCTTGCGTTGCGTCCAGTCAATCGTGCTCATGAGATTCCTCCTCTACAGGCTCCGTCTCTATTACCGGCCCGGAAAATTCAGGCAGCGGCGCGTCATGCCCTCCGTCCGGTAGCTGAACCGGGCCATCCTGAATGACTGTGATCGGCACGGGGAAGCGCGCGGCCTCGTCGGCATATGCGCCATGAGGAAATACGAGCTCCACTTGCAAGACGCCATCTATGCGCTTCACATCATCGGCAAACCAAGGTGAATTAATGGCCTGACGCGGCAGCGTGTCACCGTCCTGCAGAGGCGAAAAATCAAATACCTCTTCATTGATGGAAATAGCATTCCCATTCACTGAAACGGAAATACGCGAATCGCTGCGCACAGGACTCAAGTTAATAATCATTTCCAACGTCCTATTGCAGTTGCTTCAACACGGTAGCTCTTTGCGGCAAAGGTGCCGATAGACTCCGTTGGGTAGGTCAGACTAGGTTTCTGGCCTGTGTTCAGGATGCTGTACGCAAGGTTGCCTGCTCCGTACCCGTAGAGAGCTGCGTAAATCTGATCGCCTGTGGCCCCGATTTCTGAGTAGAACCCGGCATTTATCGAGATGGTCGGGTTGCCTACGAAGGTAGCGGCGAAGTTGTAAGAGGGGCCTGTAGCGTACCCAGCAGGCACGTTTTCGTCCCACGCCCTCCGATAGGTGCAGATTAGAGTGCCGTCTGCGAACTTTGTGTACGTACCGTTAGCGTTGGTGCCTGTCTCAAGGATCGAACCCGTGGATATCGTGCCGACTGCGGATTGCGTATCGATGACGAGCATCCATGCGCCTTTAACGCCGTTTACCACGACCCTCCGGTAGGCCACTCCGGTAGTAGTAGCCTTAGCGGTCTGGATCAGGTAAAGGTTGTCGACCTTCTCCACAGTCACATAACCGTAGAAGTCTGGGTAAGGGCCATTGCTCGCCCCGTTGTGATATTGGAACGAAGTGCCAGTCGGAAAATAGCTGTAGTTATCGAGGTTGACCCCGGATACGCCGCTCAACTTACCCAGGCCGAACGCCCCCACCGCCATAAGACGGCTGTCTGTAACGTCGAGCTGTGAAGTCATTACCGTACGAGCGGCGGCGTTACCTGCGTCGCTAATCGTAGACAGAGTCTGAGTACCAGTCAGATTGGCCCGATTAGTAATTTCAAGCCAAGGCGACCATGTGTTGGCGTCTAGCGCGTAGCTGGAGAACCGTCGACTTCCCCACCCCTCAAAGCTGCGCATCACACCATAGCCACCTGAGGCGTCTGCCCAGTGGGCGTCTACTCGCCCGATGCCGTAGCTCAGGTCAGGGATACCCACCTCAACCCCCATGGCAAAACCTACGAAGCTGCCTTTACCGAAGTAGGCGCTAGGGGGTGCGGTCAGAGGCAGCGCGTCATGGTTCCGCATCAAGTACGCAGTGCCAAACCCGTTGAAACCTCCTGTATGGTTGGAGCGCTCCAACAGCACAGCATCAGCAAGGTTCTTCGTAGCTGCCGCCTGGATGTTCGCCAGCTTGACGCGCTCGTCGTTCGTGAAGTTGTTGGACGACAGGCCCATGCCCGCGACCTTGTCCACCTTCCCCTGATCCAGGTATTCAAAATTCTGCTGCGTCTTGCGCATGGCCTCACGCAGGCTGTCGCCCGTGCCGTCATTGGCTGCAGCGCCGTATTTGATAGCTTGCAGTGTCATATTCACTTCCAATATTCAATAGCCCGTCACATCCACAACCAAAAAACTGAATCCGACTTGCTGCCAGACTCCACCCACTTCGTTGGGTATCCCCTGGTCGGCCTGGCGCATTGACACGTTCCGAATGTTGAGCGTGCTCCCCGTCCAGCGGGCAGAAAGAATGTCCCAGTCGGCAGACCAACGCCACGCATCCACGTGCTCTAGGTACACGTTGTCCGTCTGCACCCGGTACTGGATTCGCATCGCCATGGATGCATAAGTTCTGCCTGCGGGATAGTTGGCAGTGGTCTCGGACGAGCCAGAGATCACATCAACGACCCGCAGATACTTCAGATCGCTATCAAAAGTGACGATGTTTGTATGCCTATTGCGCAGCACCACAACACCCGTGCCGCGCGATGTCTTGCTGGTCGGGTAGAAGGCATACCAGTACAGGATTCCATCGTCGCCATTCGGAATCTTTGGCTGCCACAGCACCGTCACAACGAAGTTATTCCCGCTGATCACGCTGTGCACGATATGCATGCCCATATCGCGGGATTCGCACCGTATCGCGATAGCAGGAGGCACGCCGCCAATCATCGGCACCGAGAAAGTGAAATAAGGTACGTAGGTCTCGCCCAACGCCGGAGTCTTGATGAATTGACTGCCTTTCGCGTGTAGCGTCAGGTTCTCATAAGAGTCATCAATCAACACAGTCCTATTGGGGTTCCTAATGGCTACACGAGTCATTAATACCTCCCGTAGTGGATCAAGAAGCGCGCATAGCTATTGGCTTCCCAAGAAATCACTGACCCCGACAGATTGACTGCGGGGTAGCCTTGATATAACGGGTCGCCGGACAAGCTGACGATCGTGAACCACACATCCCCGTCTTGCGGCGATCCTGGGACGGTGATGCTTCCTGCTTGACCGATAGTCGTGGTGAGCGTGCCGGTCAGCTTGGTCAATCGGTCGCCCAAACTGACCCTCACTGCGCCGGTTGCCCGGTCGCGGATGGTGAACTTAACCACGGGCATCTATCTCCAAAACAACGACACCTGTAGAGGTGTCCGTTACATGCCAATAGCCGGTGCCCTGCTCACTCTTGATGCCGCCGTTGAGGCTCACACTCTGCTGAACACCCGTGCGCCAATTGATGCTGTAGACCGGCTGCCCATTGACGGCAGCATCTGACGCCGTGACGTCCGCAAACTTTGCGCTGCCAATGGATGCCGTCTTGATGAAGGCCGAGTTGATGTAGGTCACTCCGTCCTGAATCACGAACGGCACGCCGGTGTAGCCGTTGGCCTCGTTAAGCACCGCAATTCGCTGGGCGGCCAGCAGGATCTGACTGGTGATCACGCCCTGGTTGTTTTCCACCCCGACACCGATGCCGGCCATGTACGGCTTGCCGTCCACGGTCAGCTGGGTCTTGATCGTGTACATGGCCGCCAGAGCGCTCTTGAGCGCCTCCACCTCGACCGATGCGCCGTCGTCGCTCTCGATCTTGTCCAGCAGCGCCTGAGAGAGCTGGGTCTCCGTGATCTGGTCCCGGAGATAGTCCAGGATCAGCGATGCATCCGAGCTGGCCTTGCCCTGCACGCCCGAGACAGTCGGATACCACGGCCCGGCCAGGCCGTTCTTGTCCACCAGCCGCGCCCAGAAGAAGAACGCGGCGCCGGCGGCCAGGCCCATCATCGTGTGCGTGTTCTGCGGGTAGGAGAAGTCGCCCAGCTTGATGGCCTGCGCCAGGTTGTTGGTCTGGCTGTACCAGAGCTCGGTGCGCTGGATGATGTTGGCCCCTTCCGGGAAGCCCCAGGACAGACCGATACCGAACACCTGGCTGACGGCCGCCAGGTTGGTGACCGCTGGCGGCGCCGACAGAATGCCGGCCAGCGCCGTGGGCGCCGACTGCGTCCAGGCGCTGGGCACCTCGATGGCGTTGATGGCACGCACGCGGGCCACATAGGTGCCCGCATAAGCGCCGTCGATCTCCAGGCCCGTGGTCGTGGTACGACCAGCGCGCACCCAGTCGCTGTCATTGCGGCGCCACTCCACCTCATAGAGCACCGCGGACTCGGCCGCCTCCCAGCGGATGGCGGCTGTCTGCGAGCTGATGCCCTGGCGCACCACATTAAAGCTGCTGAGCGTGACGCTGCCAGGCGCGGGCTGCACCTTGGGCGGCACCACCGTGATGGGGCGCGGGTCCAGGCGGGTGCCGTGGTCGATGGCAGAAAACTTGCCCGGCTCGTGCTGCACGGCCGTCACGTCAAACGTGATGCCCTCGCCTTCGGTCACGCTCATGACCGTGTAGAGCTGGGTTTTGAGCGTGGGAGCCTCCAGCGCCCAGACCGACTGCGCACGCGGCGCGGCCGAGAACTGAGTCTCCACCTCCACGACCATGGTCGTGCCTGGCAGCGAGATCATGTCGGCCGTCAGCTCCGTGCTGTCCACGGTATAGCTCGTCATGTCAGTCGTGAGCAGCACGCCATAGGCCTTGCTGACCTTGCGCGTCTCGGCCACGCCCGAGGGCAGGATCACGGTGAGCTCGTCACCGTACTGGATGCCCAGCTCGGCATCGATCTCGATGCTGGACCGGGTGGCGGAGCGGATGCGGCCGCCGATGCGGCGACCGGCGCGCATGTTGTCGGCAATGCGGATGATCTGGCCAGGGGCGCACAAGGTGCCGTCAAGTCCGACCGAGAACGAGACCGATTGCGTCTCGCGCTTGGCCGTGAGCAAGGCCCACTGGCCCACGCGGTAGGCCTGAGACTCGCTGGTGCAGCCAAAGGCCGAGATCTCGACCTGGCGCACGCCATAGCGGGCCACGCCTTCATCGTCCTGCACATAGACCAGCTTCTGGCGCGCCATGTCCCCCATGTCGTTGTACGACACCAGGGCCACGGTGTTGCGGTCCTTGCGACGGCTGCCCGAGTAGACAAAGCGGCCCTCGATCACATTGGCCTGTGTATACGTGTACACAGGATCGCGCGGCATGTCGGCCACGGGCACGGCCGTGCCGGCAGCCCAGTACACCATGCCCCGGAACACCGAGCACAGATCCTGCAGCACGCGGGTGGCATCGCCGCGCTGCTGCAGGTAGACATTGCAGGTAAAGCGCGGCTCGGTACCGCCACGGCCATCGGGCACCGGCTCATCGCAGTAGGCAGCAATCTGGTACAGCGCCCACTTGTTCAGCCAGGCAGCAGGGATGCGCTTGCCCAGGCCGTAGCGGTCGTTCAGCACCAGGTCATAGAACACCCAGGCCGGATTGTTGCTGTAGGCCGTCTTGAAAGTGCCATCCCACACGCCCGTGTAGATGCGCGTGGCGGGATCATAGTTAGCGGGCACTTTGATGATGCGGCCGCGCACATGGTAGGCCCGCGTCGGTACAGCATTGAACTGGCTGGCGTCGATCTGCAGACCGATCAGGGCCGACATGGGGTAACGCAGCTTGGCATCGATCACCTCGGCCAGACTGTCGATCACCGTGGTGTCGCTGATCTTGTCCGAGGTGGCATTGGCCGTGAGCCGGCGCACACGCACCGCCCAGCCACTGGCAGCCGTTGGCAGATCGATGCGGTGCGTGCGGCGATACTGGGCCGTGGTCTTGCCGCTGAAGGACGTGTTGATCACCTCCACCCAGGCGCCGCCATCGGTTTGCAGGTCAATCGCGTACTGCACCGAGTAACCATTGATATCGCCCGTGCTGGTGTCCACGGAGCGCAAGCCGTTGACCCCCAGAGTCACGCGCACGGCCGACAGGTTGCGGTTGTTGACCGCACGCACCCAGGGTGTGCCGTACTTGAGCTCCACATTCACGCTGGCCGTGGACTCCGACGCCGGAAACCCAGGGACAGGGTCCTGCCACTGCGTGCCCGCCCGGAAATCGACCTGCACCCCCTGAAAATTCATGCTGCCATCAGCGTTCTGCAACGGCGTCTCGTTCAGGTAGATGCTCTGCAGGCCGTTGACCAGGCCGGAGATCTCGCCCTCGCTGAGCAGATCGAGCACGCGGGCATAGCTGGTGCTGTGCAGGCTGTCGGCCGCTTCCACGGGCGGGCGAGCGCTGCCGCCGCCCTTGCCTTTGTAGCCGCGCAGGCTCCAGCCGCCCTGCACAGGCCGAGGTCCGGAGCGCACCACATCGAGAACGGTCATTGCTGGTCTTCCGCAAAGATGCCCGCGCTGATGGCGGCCGAGCCGATGATCAGCTCGCCATACAGCAGCGGGACGGGGTTGCCTTGGGCCGATGTGTTGACCGGCCCGTTGAAGTTGTAAGAGGCCCCGTTGTCGGGACCATCGGCCGTGGACAGGCCTTTTTGCTGAGGAGAGAGCAACTGGGTGACGCCCGAAAGCATCAGCAGCTTGCCCATGCTGCCCACCCCGGCACCGAACACCATGGCCCCGCCCTCACCCAGCAATCCCGCCGTGGCGGGGTTGACCAGATACGGCGCCGCAAAGAACAGCGCCGCCCCGAGCACCAAAGTGAACAGGCCGCCGCGCTTGGCGCCCTGCACCATGGGCGCAATGCGAATGTCTTCCTGGCCAGCGAGATCAAAAAGCTGATCGTCCGCAAGATTGCGCCGCCCCAGAAAGCAGGCATAGCCCACACCCCGGTCCTTGCTGGTCATCAGCTCTCGCTCGAAGCCCGGCAGCAGCACGCACAGCGCCTGCACGGCCTCGGCGCAGCTGGCAACAGCCAGGCGGTGCACCCGGCCAAACTGAGCGCCCAGGTAGCCATAGAGGCGAATGGTTCGCAGCTGGTCACTCATGGGGCAATTCCTTGTGAGCCAAGTCCTTGTGACGGACCACAGCCCGCGTGCATTCCTGCCAGTAGCCGCCATAAACCACGCGCTCAGACAAGCGCCCATAGAGGTGCTGCAGCATGGCGTTGGGAACGGGGTGCAGACCAGGGACCTCGGCCAGCGGCCGGCTGCCCAGATAAATGCCGGCGTGATTGGCCACCAGCGAGCGCACGGCCATCAGGATCATGTCGCCGGGCTTCAATGGCACGCCATCCGGCAAGCGCTCAAACCCCGCCTTGACATAGTTGTCCATGTACAAGTCCTGGCCGTTGTTCCACCAGTCGTCCTCGCTGACATAAGGCATCAGCTCGATCCCTGCCTCCCGGCGATACCAGTCCCGCACCAGCGTGTAGCAGTCCAGAACCCCATGGAAGAACTGCCGGCCCAGCAGCGGCGCCTGCCAGCCCGTGGGAGCGAACTGGTGCAGCTCCTCGAACTGGCCCTCGCGCACGCTCACGATCACCCAAGGAAGGCCCGTGGCTTCGCAGGAGGCGCGGTCGGCCTCGCTGGGCTGGGCGGGCGCGTCTGGATGGCTATGCACCACGGCCAGGATGCGGCCGGCGTCCTCGGCATCAGCCCAGTCCTCGGGCGCCATGCGGAATTGCTCGGTGCCCTGCGCCAGATTGACGCAGGGGCGGTAAATCTCTTTACGACCCTGAGCGATCAGCAGGCCGCAGCACTCGCGCGGATACTCAGCCAGGGCGTGCGCCTTGATGGCGTCTACCGTCTTCTTGTGCAGCATCAGTAACCTCGCAAGGTATCGGCGCTGGGGAAGCCGCCGAAGTTGATGGGTTCCCACTCGCCAAAGCGTTTTTTGCAATCGCTGACGCGGCCGCCGCAGCGGTCCTTGGTGGGGTCGGTGACTGGATTGCCGTCACGGTTGAACATGGCGGCACCGGTGTAGCCGCAGTACGGCCCGCGATAGCCGCCATTGCTCAGCCAGCCGCAGAGGTTGGCCACGATCTGGCGGCCCGGCAGTTGCTGACCGTCGAAGTCCAGGGCGCTGGCCAGCTCAAACTCAACCGTTTCCTTGTCCTCATGGGTCTTGCACTCCACCAGCCAGATATCGGGAGCCAGCTCCTCATTGGGGTTCGCCGATGGGTTGCCCTCGACAAAGTTGCGGGCGTCCAGGTAATGCGCAAAGGTGCGCCGGCGCACCACGCGAGCACCGACCAGGTCATCAAGCGCAATGCACAGCGCCGAGATCACACCGGAGACCATGCCGCCCTTGCCGTCTGGGCCGATGTTCCCCACGCGCAGGGTCGGCGTGGGCTGCTGGCCAGTACCGTTGCGGGCAAAGCCCTCGGTCTCGATGGCCCAGGGCTTGTATTCCTGGCCCTGCCACCAGATAGACCCTGCCTGCGAGTAGCCGTGAAAGCGCCAGATCTCGTCGCCCAGCTCGCTCAGGTCCAGCTCAAAGAGCTGCACCAGCTTGCCCGGCTCCAGGCCTTGGATGTCTGCTGTGATCATGGTCGAGGGGCCTCCTTGAACGTCACCGAAAGCGTGTAGCTCTTCATCAACCGATGACCACCGTGGGGCTGCAGGCGATAACCTTCCTTCTCCACGTAGTGGCCCTGCACGCCCATGGGCGGCGTCCACAGGAAGGCCCTTGCGCCGGCATGCTTGTCGAGAAATGCCTTGATAGGCTTGATCTGCGATTCGCGGCCGCGAAACACCATTGGCCACGACTGCTGCAGGTTGTTGATGCCATCCTCAGCAATCTGGGCATAGCCATCCCCAAACTGAGCGCTCAAGATGGCATGCGTAAAAACGCCCTCGGGCTCAGCCAGAGGGCGCCAATGGAACAACTCAGGCATTACGCCCTCCCGTTTTGTCTGGCCCAGATCAAGCCGCCAGGGCGCATTTCTTTTGCGATGGCCTCTTTGACCGCATTCCCGGCCAACTTGCCCAGCTGGGTCATAAAGCCTTCGGTGCCGGTCGCATTGACTTGCCCCGAGCCGCTTTGCTGCAAATGGACATCCACATCGACCAGCATCGAGGCCGCAGCAGGAACGACCAGGCCAGTGCCTGCAGCCGGCCCACCCACCAGACCGCCCTTGGCGTAACCATTGAGGCGATTGAGCAAGCCCAGACCGACACGCTTGGTGCTTTCAGCATTGATGACGTACTCGCCACGGTGCACCACACCAGCCGGCTCATACTTGCCACCGTCGCCCGTGTAGCCACCCGTGGCAAAGCCCAGAAGGCCGCGCGCGCCCGTAGCCAGTCCCGCGAGCATCTGCCGAGCTTGAATCCGCACCAGGTCAGCAATGATCGAATTCGCCAAGGACTTGAAATCCAGCTTGCCGGTCATCACAAAGTTGACCAGCGCATCCTCCATGCCCTTGAACGCATTGGTAAATGCATCGGCCGTCTGCTGCGCCACGTTCGCAGCCTGGTCGACATAGTTCTGCAAGGCGAAGCTGGCACCCAACTCCCACTTTGTCTGCAGTTGGTCCAGTTCTGCATAGGTGGCCTCAGCGATGCGGATGCGCTCTTCCTTCTCGACCTTTAGGTCAGCTAAGCGCTGGTCAATCTGTGCCTGCTGCTCCTTGGAGAGGTTCGGTGTGTACATGCGCCGGTCCCGCAAATTGCGCTCTTCGGCAAGGTAGCTGTCCTTGATGCTCCATATGCCTTCAGCACGCTGGCGATCCTTGGTGCCCATCCAGGCCGAGCTGATAGTGCGCTGCTGCTGCTCCCGCATCTGCTCCATGGCACGCTTGTGCGACTCCGCCAAAGCATCCATTGCCATGCGCTGGCGATCAGTTGCCAGGGTTTCCTCATGGGCCAGAGCCTTGAGCCTCTCGCCCGTCTCCAGGCGCTTGGCGGCCAGCTTGGACTCGGTATCCGCAATCTGCTTCTTGACGGCCAGGGCATCGACTCCCTTGACCTTCTCCTGTTGCAGGCGGGTGATCTGCTCCTGCAGGGCGGACTCCTCGACCTTGCTGGACTCCTCGATCAGGGATCGTCTCTGGCTGTAGTAGCCCTGGTCATCAATCAGCCCTGACTGGCGCAGGCGCTCCAGATCCTTCTGCTTGCCGTCGATGATGCGGACTTCTTCACGGGCGGCATTCTGGATCTCGGAGAGGTCAAGGCGACGGGAAGCGGGCGCCGTGCTGCCCCCCTTCTTCTCCTTCTCCTCGTACTTCTTATTGATGCCAGCAATGACAGTGTCATATTGCTTCTGCGCCTCTGCGCTGGTCTTGGCAGCCTCTCCGTATTTCTTCTCGGCAGCAGCAAGCTCCAGGCGCTTCTGAGTCTGCTTGTCATAGTGCTTGCTGGCTTCAGCACTCAGATTGATCAATGCCTGCTCACGATCACGAGAGCCTTGCACATAGGTGTTGGCCGACTCGGAGAGGCCCAACATCTCGCGCGCTTTGTCGAGCCTGTTCTGCCGGGTCTTGAGGCCCTTGGCATAGCTGCCTGTACTCTCGGTCACAGAGTTGGTCGGGCCACGGTCCTGGTAGTCGTTGACCTCTTTCTGCAGCCGCTCCACAACTGCATGCATGCCCTCCTGGCGGCCGAGAGACTTGATCATGTCGATCACCTCGGCACCCACATTGCGAATGGCAATCCAAGCCTTTTCAACCGCCCCCAAGTTGGCAGTGATCGTGCTGGTAGCGCCTGCAATGGCCGAATCGTAGGCATCCTGGGCGACGCGGGCGGCATCTGTCTCGCGCCCCACTTCCTGCAACGACTTGATCTGCTCAAAGGTTGCCGACGTCAAGAAGTTCATTTGCTTGTTCAGTTCAAGCACCGCCTTGACGGGGTCTTCGCCCAACTTCTTGAAGTCCTTGGCCACCTCTTCCACGGATTGCCCGGTGGCACGCTCCCACTCAATTGCTGTCGTGGTGTAGCGCTGCAGGCGTTCAGCACCAACGCCAGCATTCGCTGCAAATGTGACCAGGGCCTCGGCCGCTTTGGCCTGGGTAATGCCCGCCACGTTATCCATGGCGGCCGACATGTCCACCAGTTGCTGGACACTGGTGCCGGCCTGGTTGCCAGTCTTTTGCAGCACGACCAGGAATGCATGGGCCTCCTTGGCGCCTGAGTACAGGCCGTAAGCCAGTACGCCAGCTGCTGCGGCCGCAAGCGTGAACGGGTTCACCATCCCCAGCACATAACCGCCCAGCGCCTTGGCGGCCTCCCCTGCACCACCGAACATGGACATCAGCTGAGAGCCCTGCTGCAGGAATACCGTCATGGCATTCTGCCCGCCCTGCAGCGACACGATGATGTCTTGGAACTGTGCAGGCACGCCACGCATCGCTGCAGAGTGAGCGCGGTCACTCATGACGTACTGTCCAGACTGGCTCAGGCGCTTTTGCGCTGCCTCGGCCTGACGCAACTGGTCGATATAGGGCTTGAGCACATCACCCGAGATACCGCGCTGCTTGGCCAGAATCTCGTAGTACTCCGAGCCGGCCTTGCCGCCCGACTGCAGAGCCACGGTGGCGCGCTGGATGCTGCCGACCATGTTTTTCTCAGCCCGAGACATGGCGGCAGCGGTTTCCCGCGACTGCTTCTCTGGCAGCTTAAGCCCGTTAGCGCCATCGCGGCCGGCCTCTTTCATGCCGTCAGCCATGCCCTTTGCAGCCCGCACTGCTTCATCGGCACCTTCTCGCACGCCACTGGCGTCCAGCGAGGCCTCGATCTGGACTTTACGGCGGTCGGTATCGCTCATTTTTCAGCCTCGGCATAGATTTCTTGAAGTGCGGCAGCCTCCATGACGCGCACCTCGGCGCGTAGCCGGGCGTGGTCTTCATGGGGGATTTCGCGGGCGCGAAGTTCGTCGGCCAGCACGCCGTAGTCCAGGCCCACCACACCGCCGGCGCCGACACGCCACTGCGTCTGCAGGGCATCGAACAGGCACCAGGCGGTCCAGTTTTCGGGCCAGACCTGGACACTGAACATGTCGGCGTACTGGCTCACCGGCAGCCCCCATTCCTTGAGGTACTGGGCATCCGGGAGCTGCATGTATCGCGCACGCGCTGCCGCAATCAGTTTCCCAAGCGGCCCTCCATGCACAGCTGCTTGTAGGTGTTCATCACGGCCTGGGTCGCTGCTGGCAGTTCGCTTGCCAGCTGGATGCAGTTGTCCAGGGTGAACGGTGCATCCAGCCCCCATTCAAGTAAGCACCCATGGATGTACTGCCCGTTGATCTGCACCACGCCGCGCTGCTGCTGAGTGGACGGCTGGCCTGCGGTGGGATCAAAAGCCGGAGGCTCCACTGAAAAGAGACCGTCAAGGAATGCACCGAATTCCACGCGGTCGCGGTATCGAAAGGTCACGGGAAGCAGACCCTCGGTGCCATCCGGCATGGCGACCTTGAGGGAATGGACGATGCCCTTGGGCCGCTGGCCCAGCACGATCTGGCGTGCAATCTGCTCGCTCATAATCAAGCAGCCTTAGCCAGAGTGGTCGGAGCGCCACGCAACAGCACCGTGGACTTGGTAGTCATCTCGGCACCCTTCTCGGTGCTCGGTGTGTCGTCATAGGCCAGCTCGCCCACGTAGTAGCTGGCGGAGCCGTCCTTGAAGTCCAGACGATGCACAGACTCCATGCCGTCAGACGCCTTCAAAGCAGCACGAGCCGCACCATCCTGTTTCCAGCTGTTGGTGTATTCCAGGCGGCGCGCCGAGCGACCCTGACTGAATTCCTGCTCGTCTTCAACATCCAGATAGCTGCTGCTGCCAGTCTTGAGTTCACCACCGCTCAGCGCGAAACTGGGGACATAAGGCAGGCGCTGCCAATCGTTGGCAACCAGAGGGATCAGCGATACCTCTCCACCCATCGGAAATTTTGTGAGATCGCTGGTATCAACACCGTCCAGAGTCACGCTGTCAGCCGTCGCGGCCTTGACGCGGGCCACGCGCCCCTCCAGCTCCGGGTAGTCCTCGCTGGTGATGACGACTACAGCCTTAGCCTGCAAAGTATTGGCCACTGTCACCACCGCATGTGCTGCATTGGACATTGCACCAGCGGCCAAGGCGGTAAGAGCCGCGGTGTAAAGATTGAGTTTTGCCCCATCGGGCAGAGGAACTTTGCGCATGGTTGTGCCCCTTTCAGGCAAAGAAAAACCCGCCTGGTTTTCCATGGCGGGTTGTTTGGCCCTTGCGGGCGTTGAAGTCAGTAGCTGACGCGGATGTCCTGTTCAGCTGTGTAAAGATCCATGTCGTGGTCGTAGTCGTCGCAGAAGTTGCCTATCGGCCGGACAACGAGATCTAGGTGGGCGCGCAATGCGCTGACAAGCAGCTGCATTAGCCGCTTCGGCTCCAGAATATCTGGGCTGAAAATCCGGATCTGCACATCGGCAGCATCAACCTGAGAATCCTCGTTGTCCAGGTATTCGCTGGTATCACCACCAAAGCGCTGCCAGATCACATAAGGCGTTTGCGCGTTAGCCAGGGCCACAGTGCCGTAGCAGCTCGGGATTACGGCCGCAATGGCTGCGTGTAGAGCTTCGTCCATCACTTCACCTTTTCCAAGGCTTGCCAAAGCACATCAGCCGAGGCCAGCACAGCAGCCGGCTCCGCGCGCAGCGACCCGCGCATGAAGGCCTTGCCCGGTATGTAGACCGGCCCACCCGGGCGAGGCAGATAGTACGCATCCTTCTCGGCCTGACTGGCTCTGCGCCGCGGCTTCTTCTTGCCGGCGCTCTCCGGCCGCGCCAGCGTCACCCAGCCCTTTCGGGTCATCACCACCTGATAGCGCTGCCAATGGCCGTTCTCCAGCAGCTGACCATGCGGCGCGGTCTTGGCGTTCCAGCTGATGTGATACTCGGCAACACCCTGCCCGCTGTTCTCTGGCGAGAAAGCCTGATAGATGGCCTTGCCCAGGTTGCCCGAGAGCTTCTTGATCCTGGCGACGTTGGCCTTCGCTGTGTCGTAGAACACCTGGGCGGCGGCCTGTGCCGCCGGCCTGGCCGCCTCCTCTGCCGCGTCACCCAGATCATCAAACAGTGACTCAACCCCCGAAAGATCGATAGAGGCAATAAGTGAATTGCTCCCCCTAGCCATTGGTCACCTCACACACCAGATCCACATACTCGCGGCGCTGCCGCTCTGGCAAAACGGCCTTGATGCTGTATTCCACGCCTGCACAGACAGCACGCATGTCAGCCTTGATGTCCGTGCGCCATCGAATTCGGATACTGGCCTGAGCTTTGCTGGCCACCTGCCCCGCGCGCACGGTTTCGCTGCCCGAGGCAAAGCGAATGTTTGCCCAGACCTTTGCAACCTCTTCCCAGTTGTTCGATAGCTGGCCAAGCCCGCCACCAGTCAAGCGGCGCTGGATGTGGATGCGGTCTCGAAGACTTCCTGCGTCCATGGTCAAAACCCCGGTTGCACGTTGATACTGGACAAGAGAGCGGCGCTGATGTGAGGAGGAGCCTTCGCCCCTTCGCGCTGTCCCATCAGCTCACGATTGGCATACAGCCAGACGACAACCAGCAGCATCCAGGCGCGCACGCCGGCGTGCACCGCGATGTCGATACCCGCTGTGTATGTGATTTGCGCTGCCCTACCTGCACACCCAGATGCTTGAACCAAGGTGAGCCGGCCAGTCTGCGTAACTGCAAACGGTATGGAGTCACCATTAACAGTGACACTCTCCACCTCAATCACGCAACCGCGGGCAAGCACCGAATTACCTACGTCACTGGCCTGCTCGATATAGCGCCCCTTGCGAATGGCCGCGCCGCTGACCTCCTCAGCCAAAGAGCGTGCGGCCGGGATAAGGACGCCTTCAAAGTAGCCATCCTCATCGTCACCGTCCACTCGGCATTGCAGCTTCACTTCGGCAAGTGTCAAAGGCTCATCGCCAAGGTACTGGGCAATCATGCCTTGGCGCTCTTGGGTGCTTTGCCTGCTGGCTTGGACTGCGGCTCGGAAGCCTGGGGCGCTTGCTGCGCTTCCGCCGCAGGGGCCTGCTCGGGCGCCGGCTCCTGCAATTGCTGCTCAGCAGCAGCGTCAACGTGGGCAGGCTGGAGACCATCCAGCTCTTGCTCAACTTGGTCTGCATCGGGTTCGACATCAGGCCTGGCCACACCCAGATCCTTCAGGTGCTGGGCGGCGTCCGCATCAAAGCCCGCACGATCGCCTTTGGCGTAAGCCCGGAAGGGCTTGGTGAATAGTACGACTACTTTTTCCATTACTCACTCCTTGAACGCCCCGGCCAGCAGCCAGAGCAGGTCAACACAAGGCGGGCTTAGCCGAAGCTGGAGCCCCACTGGACGTCCTTGAGCACCACGATGGATTCGACGTGGCGGGGGCCAAAGTCGTGCTTGGCGATCACGCGAATCAGCGTCTGGTCGCGCTGGAAGGCAGAGATAACATTGCCCTGGCCGTCCTTGTAGGTGGCCTCCTTGGAGTAATCGATCACCAGACCTTCGTCTTCACCGATGAAGCAGTCGCCGAAGTCGGCCAGGTACAGCTCCGAACCGTTGGAATCCGCGCCCACGGTCAGGTTGGCCGGAATCTGCGTGGTGAACGCCACGGCATAGCCCTTGAGGAAACCGTTGTCCAGCTCCGGGTAGGCCTTGTTGCCGTTGCCATCACGGATGGAAGCCAGGAAGCGGAAGGTGCGAGGGTTCATGACCCAACCGACGCTGGTCATGTTGGCATTGGCGTTTTCCAGGCGGAACAGTGCCTTGTTCAGGTCAGAATCCACCTCTGCCAATGTCGGCGTGGCCGAGGTCGGTGCAAACACATTGGCTGGCAAGGCCCAGTGGCGCAGGCCCTTGGGCGTGTTGGAGGTGCCGTCGTCGCGCAGAAAGGCCTTGTCTTCACGGGCCGCCAGCGCGCTGGTCAGGTCGCCCACCACGATGGCGTCCACATTCGGGTTGGCCGAAGAGTTGGCCAACAGGTCATTGCTGATGGGCACCAGTGCCGCCAGCTTCTTGCCCGACAGTTTCAGGTCGTCGAATTCGCCCTGGGTTGCAGGCACGTCGGAATCAGAGCCGATATAGCCAACCACCGCACCACCCTTGAGGCGCGGGATGGTCATATTGCCGTTGTTCAGAGGCAAGGGCCGCGTCCCCATCTTGCGCACGGTGGACTTGGGACGCAAAAGCTCAATCACCTCGCTCGAGAGATTGGTGGGCACCAGCACACCGCCGGCGGCCGAGGTCAGCGTATTCAGCGAAGCAGCGATGTGCTCGCCGTAGCCGCGCTCAATGGCCAACTGCGCTGCAGCCTGGCGATTGCCTTGGGCTGCGGCCAAGGCAACTACCATCTTGGCCATGCCGGCGCCAGGCGCTTCAGCCTGCTTGGGCTGGGCGGGCACGGTCTTGGTTGCAGTCACATCCGAAGCGGCAGAGACAGGCACTGCGGCCGCAGCATTCATACGCTCGGCCGACTCCAGGCGCGCGATCTGGGCGGACATGGCCTCGAACTGCGCCTGCAACTCACCAAACTCTGCCTGCTGCGCGGAGGTCAGAGAGCCGTTTTCGGCCTCCAGCTTGGCCAGGGCTTGCACGCGGTCGTTGATCTTGGCGCGCTCGCTACGGATTTCATGGATTTTGGACATAACGTCTCTTTCAATAAAAAAACCCGCTCAAGGCGGGTTCAGTGATGCCCATGGCGGGCGCGAACAAACCACCCGGGCCCAAACCCAAGCGGCAGAAAGTAAAAAAACCCGCCGAGGCGGGTCAGTGATTTTTCATCGAGTCAGTAGCGCCCTGACCACCTGTGCCAGCACACTTAGCTGCGGTGGACTGGCAGCAACAAGCGGCGGCTCAACGCCATTTAGTGACTCAGCCAACTTCTGGTTTTCGAGCCTGAGCTTCTCAATCTGTAGCTGCAGGATCTCAAGCTGCGCTTTGTTCTGAGCATCGACGAGTGGCTGCACATCCTTGTGCCATTTCCCAAATCCATACACCGCCATCCAGAACGCTACCCCAAATACAACATAGAGCGCATATGACAACGCTTTTCGGTCACTCTTCGCGACCTCTAACTTTCGCTCCAACAAGGCCAAGCTTAAATTTTGCTCATCCGTACGGTTCTCAAACTTTTTGAGCGCTTCAATTTCCGGCAGCGTCTTGTATACAACTTCATTAGTGGAAGTTTGGATATTGATAATCGCCCACATCGAAAAAATCATTGCAACCAGTGAAAACAGCGCGATGAATTTATAGATGTTGTCTGTGGGTACCGGAACTCGATCAAGCATTTCTAGCTACCTATCAGTTGAACTCTATCCGTAGGCGACTACCGGCGCCCACGACTGCGGGTGTGGGGCCTCACATATGTCCCATCCTTGCGGTAATAGCCACGCACATTTACGGAGCCGCAGTAGCCCGTTACACAAGGGGCCGCAGCAGAGCCAGCGTTAGATCTGTAGGCGATCGAGGCAGGATTGTTGTATCGACATCTGGTATGTCCGGGAACATATGCCCCATCTTTCCGGTAGTACCCATCGACCCATGAACAAGCATTAGCCGCGTAGTTCGCGCGCGCACCACCAGTTGGACAAATAAACGTCGCAGGAACGCTTTCATCATTGCTTGTGACATGCGCCTCAACCGGCGTGCAAGCTATATCCGGTATACCCGAATAGTCAGTGCTTTGCTGCGACGCACAGCCAAATAGAAACAGCACTAAAAATGCCGCTATCCACCTTTTCATCTCTCCCCCAGAATATTTTTCCGGGGATGTTACCAAATGAATCAGAGCTCAATCGACAAGGGAGCCCTGTAAGGTTCCTTAAGTTCGCGCAATGTGCTTAATTTCACAGTTGGTGCCACAGAACTCAGAACCATCATCTCGGCATTCGCCTTCAATGAGGAATGTGTGTCATCAATTACGAAAAGCACGCTATTTGACGCATCCACACGTCGCATCAGCAGCCCTTTGCGTAAACGAGAGTTCACTGAAATCGCCACTGGTCTGAGCGTGTCGACATAGAAGTCGCCCCACTGAAAATCAAATGCGACCTCTGCCGTGCCAACAGACACCGTTGCACCGGCTTTCAGCTTTCGATCTGGAGCATTACGCAGAAGAACCTCCTCAACCTCTTTGGTCAAAGAGAAATCCATGTCTCCCTCTGCACTTCGCTCCTTCTCCCAGGTGCGAACAGCAGCAAAAAGTGCAATGGCATTGGCAGCCAGTTCCATGAATTCGCCTTCCGGCTTCTTGCAACTGAATTCGCCGCCCTCACTTAATTCAAACGCATACTTCTCCGCCAGACCCGCCAAGCTGCGCCAATTGCGGCGATCAGTGAAGTCGAAGCCCAGGCTACTGAGCGCGAACATTGTTGCGCCATCGTCGTAAATCGTTACTTCGTTGTTGTCCTCTTGGACATAGAAGTCCAAGGGCTTGCGATCGCTCAGTAGAAAAGGCGTGCTGATATACAAGGCACCTGGAGTGCCTGCCGTGCCTTCAAGCGGGTGGCAATGCCAGCCACTTTTAGCGAAGAAATTAAGGCAACGAACTTGCATGTCAGCGAGAAAAAAGATTGCCACCCATTGGACCTTCAAGCAATCCATGGGCAGTGTCAAGAATTCTAGTGTGGCGACGAAGTTTTTCGAGCCACCATTGGTGAAATGTGTTGCCCACGCGATCAATCACCATCTTCGACACCTGCCCCAGTCGTTCATCTCCAAGATGCATGTGCGGGCCGAAGAACGGTGTCCCATTCGGCTCAATATGAGAGCGGACGTGCTGGGGGTAAACCTCCACCATGAATACGCGACGCAGTTCCTTGCCGTGCCGGTACATCAGTGCATAAGAAATGATGTTCCCGTGTCTACCGATTCGATACTCGCCCTTGAATTCCAGATTGGGGATTGCGACACCCTGAGCATTCAACAATTTGCTGGTAGCCAATAGGTAGTTGCTGCGTGACGGCTTCTCCACCCATACAACCTCCTCACCCAGACCCTTGATGTCTTTGCACCAAATTTGACACTGAGCTATCCAAGACATCTCGCCTCCAATATTTGGCGGGATGTTACAGCATGCAACATTACTCAACTTAATAGAGCTCTGCCCCAGGCTCGAACCTTCTCGAAGTTGAGTTAACCCGAAAACATAGTTTGCGCATTCTGTTCAGGAGTGGTTCTGCAAATTCATAGCCGCCGCCCGGGCACTGAAGCTGCGCGCCGGCTGCGGCTTGCGGCCAGCCGAAACACTGGCTGCGATGCGATTGATGGCCGCTTGCGGTGGTTCGATACGGTCAGCCAATCCCATCTCGATGCCCTTGGCTCCAAAGTACACCCCCGCCTCGGTACCGCGCACCGCGGCCACGGTCAGCCCACGATTACGCGCAACCAGCTCTGTGAACTCGGCATAGTTCTGCTGCACCAGTTCGTTTAGCCACTGCGCTGCCTCCGTACTCAGCGGGGCATCACTGGCCAGATCCGCCTTGCGCGCACCGGCAAAGATGGTGGTGACCTTGATGCCCTGCTCTTCATAGCGCTTGCTCATGTCCACATGACGCGCGATGACGCCGATGGAGCCAACGCCCGAGGAGTTGCTGAGCACGATCTCGTTAGCCGCGCTGGCCAGTCCGTAGGCCGCTGAGTAGCAGGAGAAGTTGACGATGGCCGTGATGGGCTTGATGGAGCGAGCCGCAAAGATCTCTTCTGCCAGATCGGTCATGCCGGTGGCCGAGCCGCCGGGGCTGTCCACATCCAGCGCAATATGCTCCACCGCATCATCAGCCAGCGCGGCCTGCAGCTGGGTGCGAATGCCTTCGTAGCTGGTCATGGTGGTGCACATGTCCATGTGCGCCGAGCGCGAGACCAGGGCGCCATGAATGGGCAGGACGTAGACACCGCTCTCTCGGGCGGCGTTGAGGCGGCGATCTGCCGGCGAGATGGCGTTGACTGGCTCGTCATCCTCCATGGCCATGACCTGACCGCCAGGGTTAAGGTTGACGATGTTCAGGTTCATCGCCTGGTTGGCCCAGTTCACAGCCATGTCCAGCCAGTCTTCGCGCACCATCTGCGGGGTGTTGAAGATCATGCTGGCGATGCGAGGGAAGTTTTTCATGTCAGGGCCTTCTGGATATCGCGGACTTGCTCGTCCGATGCATCAGTGAGTTTTTCCGGCATCTGCGTGCCGGCCCCGACCATATTCAGGGGCTGCAGGTACACATCGCCGCCGGTGACTGGCGGCAGGTTTTCCAGGCGACGGATGTCGTTGACCGACAGCCAGCCCCACTGGCGGGCCACGGCATAAGCCTTGAAGCGCGCTTCCTGGTTACCGCGCAGCAGGCCGCCGATGTTGAACTCGATGTAGTAGCGGCTTCGCTCGGAGGGCAGCAGCAAATCGCGCTGCAGCGCCTGCTCATGGCGGCGAAGCCATGGCATCAGGGTGTAGATCACGAACTGGATCTGGAGGTTTTCCACGTTGTTGTACGTGGCTGCCTCCATCATCCCGACCATGGGTGGCGGCATCTTGTAGATGCGTGTGATATCCACCGCTGCCAACTTCAGCGCCCCAATCAGCTCCGCATCCACGTTGTTCATGGACAGGGCTTTGAAGGTCATGCCCTCTTGCAGGAGCGCCACCTTGCCTGCGTTGGGTGCCCCCCCGAACTTGGCCTGCCAGTTGTTGGTCAGCGCATCAATGGCGCTTTGCTCTTTGATGGCCGCGGCTTCCTTGGGGCGCTCCAGCACTCCGGACAGCGCCGTGCCATGCAGAAAGGACTTGCCGCCGTACTCCTCCAGCGCCAGCGCATAGCCGATGCTGTTGGCGTGCAGGGCGATGGGCGACAGGCCGGTGTACTTGTCCAGCGATACCCAGCGCACGTGGTGAACAAAGCGCGCCGGCACGGGCTCCTTGCCGTCAATCGAGTAATACGGCTTGAGGTCCGGCCCCTTGAAAACCTGAACATCACCTGGGTTGAGAGGGATCAGCGCAGTGGGGTTGCCGCGGCCGTCGCGCTCAATGAAGCTATAGGCGTTGCCGCGCAGCCCCAAAGCCGTTTGCGCATACTCACGCGACTCGAATGGCGTCTGCCAATCATTGGGAGCGAACTTGAGCAGCCCATAGGCCGGGTGGGCATCGGCAGACTTGCGAGAGCCGTCCTCCAGGCGTTCAAACACCTCCAGTGGCAGTTGGGCCACCGACTCAGCCAGCAGCGACACACAGTTTTGCAACACCGGCAAGGCCAAGGCGGTCTGCGGCGTAACCAGCTGGCCAGCGGCCGACTGCTTGGCACCACCAATGATGGACGACAGCCAGCCAACGCGGGTGCCCGCCTGCTCGGCGGCTTCTCGTTTGTTGAACAGCATCAGCTCATCCGATCAATGGCAACGCCTGCAACCAGCAGCAGGCAACCGCCCACCATGGCCGCGACCGCCGGGGAGAAGTGCGCGGCAATCCCGGCCATCAAACAGACAAAACCCACCGCCATGAAGGCCAGGCCCACGAGCTCGCGTGTGATGAGGTTGAGGAGGTTTTTCATGTGGTGATTGAGAAGCCACCAGGGCCCAAGTCCAGGCGGCGTGAATAAAAAAGCCACCCGGAGGTGGCTAGATACCGACTCCACTGTCATAGATGCTGGCCTCCTGCTCGGCCTGCTTGCCAGGCATTGCGCGGCCGATCGCCATGATCAGTGCTACGGCTCCGTCAATCTTGTTGTCGTTGCCTTGCTTGATGGGGCGCACGATGTCGTCGTTGCCGACCAGGTGTTTGCCAATCACATTGCCCATGCACCAGGTCATCAGCGGGTTGCCGTCGTGATGAAAGCGCCCGGACATGATGGCCGCCTCGAGCTCCTTCATCGGGTCGCTCATGTTGGTGTAGTTCTGCACGATGGTGATCGGAAGCAAGCCTTCATCGTCGAGCTGGTGGGCCAGGTTAGTGGCGCCGTGCGGATCCATGGGCGATGCTTCAACAGGATTTAGCCTTGCGGCTTCCTTGGCTTCTTCCAGAATCTCGCGGTAGTCAATCTCGGCACCGTCGGTGGTCAGCAGATGACCTGTGTTGACCCACTTCTGCAAGCGCTCGGCCATCCGCCGGTTGTCGCTGTTGTTGACCGTGTCCTCTGGCACCCAGAAGCGCGGAGCGATGCTGTAGTAGTGCCGCTTTCCATCGATGTCGCGCCAGAACAGCCGGGCCATGCTGTTCATGTCCAGCTTGCGAGCCAGGTCGAACGACAAGACCACCGACTGGCCTTCGAAATCAGCCAGATTCAGTGTGCCGTCTTCACAAGACTCCCACTGAGTCATGTTGAAGTACCCGGTTTTGGCGGTTACCCAGAGACCCAGGTGCTTGGTTTTGAAGGTATTTGTGAAGCGCGCCTGCTGGATGGCTCTTCGCTGCTGACTCTCCAAGTACTCCTGATAAACCGACACACCGATATTGGGGTTGGCCTTGGCCAGTACCTTTGGATCCTTCCAGTCATCCTCTGGATCAACGGTCCAGATCCAGCCAAACAGCTCGTCGTTAGGCACCGTACCGTCGAGCATTTCCACGACTTCGCGGCGTTTGTCGTAGCACGGGCCTTCGATGTTGTAGCCAGCCGTGGTGATGATGAACATCAGGGGCTGCTTGCGCGCGCCCATGCCCGTGAGCATGGTGGTGTAGAGCGCATCGCTGTCGTGCTCGTGGTACTCGTCCACGATGGAGCACGAGGGACTGGCACCGTCACCGGGGTTGCCGATGATGGGCTCAAAGCGGCTGCCATCGCCAGGCTTGTTCAGATTGGAGGCATTGACCTCGATGCCGGCAGCTTCCAGCAGCATGGGAGAGCGCATCGCCATGAGACGCGCTGGCCGAAACACCTCCCATGCCTGCTTTTCTGTAGTGGCCCCGGAGTAAACCTCGGCGCCAAACTCGTTGTCGGCGGCAAACATGGCCAGACCCACGCCGGCGGCAATGACGCTCTTGCCGTTCTTGCGATTGACCTCCCAGTAGCTTTCACGAAAGCGGCGAAGACCATCCTTCTTGCGCTTCCATCCAAAGGTGCAAGCCAAACCGAACTTCTGCCACGGCTCAAGGGTTATCAACTGGCGCTTGAAGCCCCATTCGCCCTTGGTGTGCGGCAGTAGCTCAATCAGAGCGATCTTCTTCTGTGCCTCCTTCGCATCGAACTCGTAGGGGTAGGTCTTGCTTTTGCTGGCCAGCAGATCATCCAGATGACGCTGGCAGGCCTGCCGGACATATCGACATGCAGGAACCTTTCCTGCAACTACGGCCTTGGCGAACTTATTGACTGCATCCACCGCCGGATATTTAGCCATTGATGACCCCTGCAAACGGGTTGTCGCTCTGCTTCTTCTTGCCTGTCCCCATCATTCGCTGTCGACTGGACGGGTCCAGCCCCAGCATTCCGCCATAGCTGGCCATCATGGCCGTCGCCTCTTTGAGGGCCGTCGCGGCGGGGTTCTTGATCACGCCCCCCATGGCCCCAGAGACCGTCACTCCGTTCTGGGCGATATCCGCCTGGGCCATCCGAAACTGGTCATAAGCGGAGCAGTACACCTCAAGGTTCTGAATATCTGTCGCCGCCAAAATGCGCTCTTTGCACAACTGCGGCGCCACGGTTTCCCAGAGCATCCGGCCGTTATCTCCCATCCAATCCGGGCAATCGATATTCAGAACCAGCTCGAAGTCTGGTTCAGCTTTATTGAGAGCTCGCTTGCCTGGATTCCCAGCCAGCAGCTTCTTTGCCGTAGGTTTGGGGCGACGGCCTGAGCGCCCAGCAGCACCTGCCATCGGGCCTCCAGTTAAATTTCATATTTCGCGGGCGTAAAAATGTGACGAACCGGTCGGTCTAGAGCGCGAGGGCACCCTGGTTTCGACCCTCCCCCCTCCCCGCCCAGAGCCACCCAAGCTGCACGATGCGTGCCCACATGCGAAGCGATCAGGTCAAGAGGGAGGTGAACAGACCCTGCGACTCCCGCGCCGTTTTGACGGCGTGACAAGCCTTGCAGATCGCCTGCAGATTTTCTCTTGCGTCCATCTGTTCTCGCGTCCAACCCAGCCGCTTGGCCTGGGCCTTCGGGACAATGTGATCGACCTCTTGCGCGCCCGACACCGCACCGAGCTTGAGGCATGGCTGGCACAAGCACGCATCGCGTTGCATGACCCACTCTCGAATCTTCTGCCACGCATAGTCATAGCCACGCGACTTGGCCGAGCCTCGCCCCGGATGATTCCAGCCGCTGGCTTCGGACTGGTGTTCATCGCAAAAACCCGAGGACGAGCGCGACAGAGTATTGCAGCCTCGATGGCGACAAGGCTTGTTAGGGCGCTGAGGCATTACCAACCCGTCCCTGATGCTGCACCGCCTTTTCGATGCGCATCCCAGCAAAAACCCAAGGGTTAACACCTAGCAACCTCCTACACCAGAAGATCAGAATGGAATCACTCACCAGAAGCTCCATCCAGAGAGAGATCACGACTGAAGTTCATTTACACCCTCGTCTATCGGCAAGTTTCAGTGAGTGAAGGGCCTACCTAGTAGGCCCTTTCTGTTTATGTCACAGACATAGGTGCCGCCACCGAGTGATCCGCCCCTACTGCAATGTGCGTGATCGTCGGGCGTGCTCGGTGGCAGCGAACCGTGAATAAAAAGCTGTCGAGGTGATCGAAGAAAAGTCCCTGCAGCACAGCAATAGGGAACACAAATCGTCTTGGACGGAATGTAGGCACATCCACCTACACCAACACACTGCTAGCAAGCACCAAATCGATAGTGAGCTTTCACACACCTTCAGGAGAAGTCAATGAACTCAACCTATCAATACTTAGGGTGCATCGATGCTTGCAACGCCTGCATCACTGCATGTAACGCTTGTATTGCCGAGTGCCTTAAAGAGCAGGACGTAAGCCCCATGGCTGGTTGCATTGCAATGAACATGGATTGCGCGGCCGTATGCGCACTTGCTTCAGGCGCTATGGCTCGCAACAGTGAGATGGCCAAGCACTTTTGCAAGCTGTGTGGCGAGATCTGCCTAGCATGTGCCAACGAATGTGAGCAGCACCTTCGCGAACACACTAGGAGGTGCGCAATTGATTGCCACGCTTGTGCCAAGGAATGTCATGCACTGATCAATTGACCAATGCAGATTGCAAAAAGCCCCAGCGATTAGGCTGAGGCTTTGGAAATTTTGGACGCGACTATCCATCAATTACCTAAAGTCATAAGGCTCCACGCCTCAAGACCGTTTAGCGATGATGGCAAGGCGGTTTAATTGCGCCTGCGCTATTCCTACGCATTCTAGGCCAACTTTTGGCCAGCGGCAAACTCCTTGTATCGCTTCATGCACCGCAGGTTGCTTTTTGTGAGCTGGCGGGATCGATCTACGTGCCGAGCGATGTGCTCCGAGATCTTCAGCCCGTCGGCTCCATGAGGCACATCGCGGGTACCGAAGCCGTGGCACGCCTTGCAGGTCTTCCCTCGGGCAAGGTTCGTGCCGCCGCACTCATGGCAACGGCGATCGCACCACCAGAGCAGCACATCCGACAGCTTGGCCAGCCCTTCCTCTATGCCCTGCGCAAGAACCCATGGAGTGAAGCCAGCATGCTGGTCTGTCAGCTTGATGAAGCTGGGCAGCTTTGCCAGGATCTCGCGCCGCGTCTGCGCCTGCCATTGGGCCGCTGCCGCCTGGGCACCCGCAATGTCCAGCACCTCCGTCACCCGCTCGCCGCGCTTGTCCTTGGTCTTCTTGGCCAAGCGGGGCATGCCTTCCGCAACGCGCTCAATGTCAGCCGCAGTCAGCATGCGCGGCTTGAGGCGAGAGTCCCACTCAGCCATGAGCTGGTACACCAGCCGCCCCAGCTTGGCGGGCTGCATGCCAGAGGCAATCAGGAAATCGGCATCACCTCGAAAATCAAGGCTTACGGAGAGGTCGGAGCTGTTGCTGGCGCTGGTCATGCGTTCAATTAAGGTTGGTTTGGTGGGGTCGCTACTCATCGTGTCCTCTTTCTCAATTTCCCATCAGGCGCCGCACAGTCACGTTCAGCGCGTCTAGTTCGCTCATCTTTTTGATTGCCCACATGCGGCGCTGGCCGTGCCATCCCATCAGCGGTCCGCGGTGGCAGCTCTCGCACAAGGCCACGGCCGTGTATTGCTGGCGCTGCTCAATGTGGTGCGCCTCACTGGGCCCGGTCTGGTCGCAGACACTGCAGGGCAGTTCCTTGACCGCAGCAAGATGGGCGCGCTCTTTGTCATTCAGTCGATTCAGCATCCCGCGACCTCCCCGAAGTCCTGCACCTCCAGCCCCAAGTCCAGCGCCAGCCCATGCTCAATGCGGGCGCCACGCGATGCGCGCCAGCCGGGCAGCATGTACAGGCAGTCGCAGGCCGCGATCTGGCACAGGGACATGCGCATGTAGCCCTGCCAAGTTCCGCAGGCCGGCTGGGGGTTCTCCGCAGGGTTCTCAACGTGGTACCCCTGGGCGCGCAGCACAGCTGCTGCAGCATGAAAGGCTGGATAGTTGAACTCGGGCAGGCCACTCATGGGGCCGGCGAGATAGATGCGCTTCACCACCATGCACGCCCCCTGTCCTCTACCGCCACCAAACTGCCGTAGTCGTCGACCACGCAAACCATGCTGCTGCCCACCCGCACCCGGTTGCAGCAGCGGTTCTCCATCCAGTGCTCGATCAGGTAGCGGCCGTCGCTCAGGCGCTTATAGGTCGGCCACACCAGCCGCGTGATGCGCGAGGTGCTCGGCGGCTTGCGCTGGCCAGCCAGCGGCACGACCTTGCCAAAGAATGCGGGGTTCAATGCCTGCGTCACTTGACCACCCGTACTTCCCGACCCAGCAGTGCCTTCATCAGATGGCGCTTGATCTTGAATTCAGGGGTCTCCACGCCCTTCACATCCTCGATTACTTCGATGCCCTTCTCCAGATACACGAAGTCTGCGATGTAGCGAATGGCGGGCCGAGCGCGCGCAGCGCCAGCAAACTTGACCGATGGGACCATCTCGAACACAACCTGCCGGCGCAAATCGCTGATGTGGCCGCCACGCTGCAGCATTTGCAAGTGCGACCAGCGGTGCAGCTCAGCCAAGCTATCAAACTTGGTGCCATCCGCCGCAACGATCTTCTTATTGCCGTACTTGGAGCCAGACGCATTCGGAACCAGCTTCAGCATGTGCCCTGTCAACCTCACCGGTTTGCTCATGCCACCCCTCCGGCTTGGTACGCCAGCACTGCAGCGGCAGTCTTGCGCTTTTCCTGGTTCAAACGAATACGGTCTGCACGGGCCAGGACCTGGGCATGAGTGAATCGGCCGGCCTTGCGGGCGAAGTGGTCGCGCAGCTTGGCTAACTGCTGCAGCGTGCTGCGCTCTGGACCTGCCGGTGCAGCCTCTGGGGCTGGCAGCGCCAGCGCAGCTCGTGGCGCAGGCAGTTGGAGTTGGTGCCGGACATCGTCGGTCAACGCATCCAGACCACCCGGCAGCCGACCTGCGGTAATAGCCTCCTGCAAGGCACGGGGGCGCCCCTCGGTGTCGTGACCTAGGCTCACCCGCACGACTGGATGCTGGCGCCGGGCGCGGGCCTCGCCAGTGATGCGGCCATAGGCCTCGACGAACGCCTGCCGGGCGCCGAATTTATCCCCTGCGTTCAGCAGAGGAGCGGCCACAGTCCACGCATCGGCAATTTCGTTCGTCCACACGATGGTGGCCCTGTCATCGGAGCTGGACAGCGCCAGCGCGTAAGCCTCCGCCGGCAGCAGTCGGCCCATGGCATGGTCCACATACTGCAGCACGGTACCGGTGAGGATCGGTCCCTTGTGCTCCGCGCGGATCCGGGCCAGCGCCATTCGCAGCAGGGATTTGTCGATGTGGGACAGATCGGATGCCAGCAGCGCAAGAGCCGCAGGGCGAATCTGCTGCCCGGACAGCTCCATGGTCGCGCCCAGTTCTTCGAGCAGCCAATCGGTATCGACGTTGTGTGCATCAAGCATTGGTGGACTCCTTGCGTTGGTTCAGCATGCGTTTGGCTTCCTGGATCGCGTCGTAGTTCGCGCTGCTCTTGTCGGCGCTCTGGGCACCGGTTGCAGTCATTGCCTGCCCGCGGGCCCACTGGGTGCGGTAGCTCTCAGCCTGATTCACCAGCACGCCCATGCCGTGGGAGTTCTTCACCACAAAGGCCTCGTTGACGTTCGCCACGTACCACGCAGCCACAAGCGGAGCCTCCTCGTGGCCCAGGCGCTTGACCAGGGCTTTCACGTTGGCGTTCACCGGTGCATTGCGAACGGGCTTGACGCTGTAGCGCAGCTCATAGGCCAGGCTGTAGGCCGACCATGTGGCTCGGCAGGCATCCTGCAGTGCCGTTTCCGGGTCGTTTGCAGAATCGCCATCACCTTCGCTACCCGACGGCGAAGCAGGCGGGGATGGTTCATTGGCGGTTAAGTTACGGTTCCCCTTACGATTTGGGGGCGGCATTTGCCCCTCCAGACCGGCGGCATTTGCCGGGGCTGGGGCGGCATCTGCCGGGGGTACTGCGGCATTTGCAGGTGGGGCGGCATCTGCACCCGGGGCGGCAGCCGCAAGGGGGGCGGCATTTGCCGCCACATTGGTTTTGCGCTTGGTGGTGCGCTTGCTCTCCGCTGGAGCCTTGGCCGGGTCAAAGCGCTTGGGGCACACGGTGTAGCTGGTGCTGGTGTTGTGGCGGTACTCGCGGAACACAGCGCCAGCAGCTTGCAGCCAGGCCAAGGCATCGCGCACAGCTCGCTCGGACAAGCAGGTGCGTGCGGCGATGGTCCCGACTGCAGGCCAGCACACGCCGTCGTCGTTGGCTTGATCAGCCAGAGAAATGAGGACAGCCTTCTGGCTTGGGCTCATGCCCTGCAGGGGCCAGCAGGCCGCCATGATGATCGTGCTCATCGTCCAGACCTCGCGTTATCTGCTGCGTGCTCTGCATCCAGGGACTGCTGAACAGCGAGTAACGCAGCCACGGCCTCAGCGATCTCACGCTGCACCACGCGCTTGTCGTTGTCGCTGACGTTGTTGTCTGCCTTCGCCATCGTGGTGGCCATCAGAACGTCTGCGCATTCACGCACAGCGATGGCTGCAGACTTGGAAAGGCATTTTTCAGCGCCTGGCTGCGCTTCGGGCAGCGCCAGCATGCCGGCGTTGAATGAGAAGACCGTGCCCAAAGCATGCGCTTCAGCGCTACCAGCCTCACGGCACATAGACGCAATCTCCTCAGCGTCAGAGAGGCCCATCTTGTGGCTTGGGGACACGCCGCTCAGCTCCTTGCGCAGAACTTCGTCGGATTTGTTCAGGCGGGCAGCAAGAGCAGCGCGGCCGCCTGGGTAGTTGGCGACCATGCGTCGCAATGCATCAAGAGCATTCATGTCGTCCGGACTCCGAGAAAAAGGACGTTGCGGGCTGTGCCGCAGAAAAAGACACTGCCTGCATGCAAACGAAAACAGGCCAGAAGAGAGGAAAAGGTGCCCGCCGCACCCAGGGCTATGCTGGTGGCTTCCAAACCGTTACCAACAGCCACAAGGAGGGCAGACATGAAACAGGAATACATGCAGGCAGCAGCGACATTGGCGGCCGTTGCATTGCAAAAGCGCGTCCAGGCAAACGACGACATCACCGAAGACCTCATGAAGTCGGCTTTTCTTGCGGCGTACGACGCAATTCAGATGGCGGAAGAGGAATTGCGCTCGAGGACGATGCCTGTGTCGTACGTCTAGCCTTATTGACCCTGTACCTGTTCAGGCCCGCAAGCAGCTGTCTATCAGCGGCACGCTTGCGGCGGTACAGAACCGCAGCCGGAGGTGGATCACCAAAGCGATATTGCGGCTCAATCATTGCCGTCCTCCTTGAAATAGCCGCTCGCGACCTCCCGGAGCAGAATGGAAGTTCCAGCAAAACCATGCGAGAGAGGGGCAGACATGAACGACTCGAATACAGAGCTAAACGAACTGCGTGCTTTTGTCTTTGGCACCCAGTCAGCCCTGATTGCAACGATCGGCGCACTCATAAGGACGCACCCCAACCCAGAAGCTCTGAATTCGATGCTGGATTCATATCTGCAGCGCGAGCAGACCTATCTGGAGAACAAGCCTCTTCCAGAACATGTGCTGGAGTCTTTCCATCAGATGTGGACCCGTGTGGATCTTCAAATCCGGCACACATTAAAAGAGCGTCAGCAGCAGCCTCAAGCTCAGGGCTGAAGCGCAAATCAAATGGTTCAGTCATTGCCCACCTCCTTTGCAGAGGTGGATGGCTGCACCGCGGCCCCAAAGCCAGCGATGACGATGGACAAATTAATGATGTGATTCATGGAGAGCATGCAAATGGACTGGACAGCAATCGGTGGCATCGCAGGATCAATCTCCGCTGCCCGCGACATCGCCAAGGGAATGAGCGCGATGCGCGACACCGCTCTCATCAACGAGAAAACCGCTGCCCTTCTGGAGCAGTTGCTCAAGGCGCAGGAGGGACTCCTCGCTCACAACACCGCTCTTTTGCAGCTCCAATCGGATCTGGCCAAGGTACAAAAGGAAAATCTGGAACTGAAGGCAACCATCGATGAGCGCGGCAAATACACGCTGGTCACGCTCGCTAGCGGTGCGGTTGCGCTGCGCAGTAATCCCACCAACACATTGGCCGGAGCAGACGAGCCAGGAATCGATGAGGCGCCCCACTATGTCTGCCAGCCCTGCTTCTCCATCGGCAGGTCTGTTGTGCTCCAGCGCACTTGGGTCATGGGTACCGACAACGGACTTGCCTGTCCCGCCTGTAAAGCCCAAGTCTTCGATAAGTGACATCACTCCACCTCCTTGGTTGAGGTGGATGGCTGCGCCAGCTCAGGCCAAATCTGGGTGTACTGGTCGGGGAACAGATCCCGCCTAGTCACAGTAGTGAGCTTTTCAAGGCTTGCAGCGCAAGCAGCAGGGATCGGGCGCCGTCCGCTGATCCACTGGGATATCTCGGAAGGGGATTTGCCTAGGGCTCGCGCCAGAGCAGTCGGGCCACCTGCCTCGGTGCTGGCTCGCTTTGCGAATGCTGCATGTTTCATTCATAAAATTTAGCATAGCTAATCATAAACATCAAGCCACGCTAAATTCATTAATTATTAGCATCGCTAACATGAAAGAATGGACTACTGAGGAAGAGGCTGCAAACCTGCGTCGCCTTCTTACCGGCGTTAAGAACAAGGCTCAGTTCGCCAAGGACAATGGAGTTCCAGGCGGTGCGTCCATGCTTTCCCAACACCAAAGTGGGCATCGCCCCATCAGCTTGGATGCGGCCAAAGCGTATGCAAAAGGGCTGGGTATCGGAATCGGAGAGATTGCACCTCGCTTTGCAAAGCTGGTGTCTGACGTCTCGGAGCTTGCTCAGCCAGCGCCTTACCCAAGGGGTCACGAGATAGACATGTCAGCGTACAGTGCTGTTCCGATGTATCACGCACCTGACGCTGTAATTGTTCCTCTGCTCTCTAACTGCGGCAGCATGGGCCCCGGTTCTGAGTTGCTGGAGTCAGATGTCATTGTGGGTGACTTGGCCCTATCCCCACACTGGATCAATCAGCAGATCAGGCCCCAGAACCCGCAAGAGCTGCGCTTCATACACGCATATGGCGACAGCATGGCCCCAACATTCACAGATGGCGATGTCCTGCTCGTTGACACAGGGCTTAGTGCACGTGACCCCAGTTCACGCGAAGGCGTCTACGTTTTGCGGGCGAATGATCGAACTTTCATCAAGCGTGTCACCCCCACCTTTGACGGCAAGCTGCAGGTGACCAGCGACAACCCCAGCGCCAAGACTGTACAAACACTGAATGGCGATCATCAAGTGGATGTGGTTGGTCGGGTGGTGTGGGCCTGGAATGGGAAAAGGCTGTAATCGGTGCGACTGATTCAGATCTTCCTAAGAGGTGCCTCATGAAAAATAACTGTGCAGCATTGCTTCCGGTTATTTTCTACTTCTGCGCCGCCCCCGCCCTGGGCCAGCAAACATGGCAGGCCGACCTCAGCAGCTACGTGGGCCCGGTCGCAAGAGTCGGGCTTCCTTCAGAAGGCGCCACGAGTCGCTTGGTTTTGATTGCATTTGAATACGCGACACAGTGCAACCCGCTATTTACCTACGTAGAACTGCAAGGCCCAAAGTTCGGAGTAGCTGAAAAGCAGTCTTCACTGCCTCCATCAAGCATCGGCGGAGCCATCAATGACAAGCGCTACTCAGGCAACTCCGCAGCAATGACGCTTTATAGCAATGGGATTGAGGTGGGTTTTGCCATGCCTGATGAGATGGCGATGACACTTGCATCCGATCCAATCACCTCGATCTCATTTACAACGCCCACTGGCAAGGAAATACCGCTTCCAACAGCTGGTCTAAGCAACGCCGCTGCAAAGGCACTAGACGCCTGCACGAAAAAGGTTTTTTTCTAGGACTACTGGTTCTCGCTGTTTCACGGAAGCAATGGGTGCAGGCAGACTTGCGGGCGCTGGCCTGCATTGACCATCATTCCGAGACCCGATGACCGGCCTGCTTGTACTAATCACAGACAGCAAACGACCCAAAGCTGCCAGTTGATCGTATGCACAGCGGCCAACCATCACCGCTTTGCTATGCTCAGTCTGGTTGCAACCGTATTTAGCTAAAGCATGCCCCTGGAATTCAAGCGCCTTACCGAAGTTGACCCGATAGACATCGTTGCACTCAACAACAACCCCGATGTGCTGCGGCAAATGCCGCTGGGAAGTGCGAATTTCGACCTGGCCAAGGCTAAGGAATGGGCGCAGCAAAAAGACGCACAGTGGCAGCAATACGGCTATGGCCCTTGGGCGATTTTTATTGAACAGCAGTTCGCTGGCTGGGGCGGCATGCAGTATGAGGAAGGTGATGCCGACCTGGCCTTGGTGCTTCACCCCGACTTTTGGGGGAGTGGAAAAGCGATTTTTGATGAGATGGTGAAACGTGCTTTTACCTCTCTAGGGATGGAATCCATCACCATTTTGCTTCCGCCATCAAGGACAAATATCAAAGGAATTTTCAGGCTGGGATTTCAGCCTGACGGCGAAGTTGACATTGAAGGCGCTCGCTTTCTGCGCTTTCGGCTTTATGCACCAAACAAGCTAGAGTCAGATAGCTGAACGTTTGAAGTCCACCACCTACTTGGCAACCAGCTTGGCTGACTGCTTCTGGCCGAACTCAGTCGGTCATGAACAGCAGCCTGGTCAGCCACAGCCGGCACAGGCGGTCAGCTCGACCGGAATACGCGCAGACCTTCCGTGAGCATTCTGCACAGCGCTGCTTTGCCATCACTTGTCGAGGACACAACGTAGAAGCGCTCATTGCTATCTGTAGCCGGCCCGAACTGGCTGTCTCAAAGCCCGCATCAGCGGGCTTTTTTGCATCTTTGTGATGTGCGCGCATGATCAATAGTAGCAGCGCTGCATTTTATATTTAGCAAAGCTATTGCTTAATTAATTTAGCAAAGCTACATTACATCCATCGCAGCAAAGCGATGGGTGCCAAGCGATCGAGCCGCGTGCCACGGGTCTTTAAAAAGCCAGAGATTCAATGCACGTCGCGAGACACGCTGCGCCCCGATGACTTTCCGGAACGCGCCGCGACTCTGCCGCCCCGAAGCGGTGGATGGTGCTAACCGGCGCAGATAGTGATCTGCATAAAGCTGCCAGAGCGAAGCGCAAGCCAGTGACAGTGGGAGATATGCGCCGCCACCCGGAGCGCATCCGGGGTTCAAACGAAAGCCTTGCTTGCAGTGCTTTCATTTGAGTAAAGTGAATCCATGACACGCATAAACACCACCGAAATTTGGGAGCGACACGGCTACAGAGTCGAGCGCATCGAGCAAGTCATGGGCGCTCCACAGCGCAATATCTATGGCCCTGATGGCGTGCTGCTGATCGAGGACGCCGAGTACACCCAGGAGACTGAAGCACTGCGCGAACTCGGCTTCATCGACTGATCGCTGCTGCAGCTGCGCCAACATGGCTGGCGTCTATTTTTCAAGGGCACCGTTTAAGGTCATTTAAAAGAGTACCGTGGGACAAGGCAGTCAATCTTGACCAGCCGCCTTAGACCGGAGGTCTATTTGTCAGGTAACCCCATCCCCATCTCCACCCCATCCTTTTTGGACACCTTGAAGCTGATGTTTTTTATTACCGACGGGCTCCCAGCTCCGCAGCAACAAGGCAAACCTCGCGTCCCGAAAGAAAAGAATGAGGAAGAGCAGCAGCAGCAACGCAAGCAGTAGCGAAAAAAAGAGCTACTTTTCTAACTCAGGCTTGTCCCAGATGCCTTGAGCAACCGCCTCAACGCGAGCACACCAGCCACCTCCGGGTGGCTTTTGCTTGCGCCGTTTAAGGTCTTTTAAAAGCGTAATGTGGGTGCATGCAAGTCCTCTTGATTTGCAGCTTTAGACCGGAGGTCTATATGTTCCCACTCCTTGTGTACCAAAGATATGTCGCGTTTTGGCATGACATGTGGTCGATCATCCTTGAGCCCATCTCTGAGCTCCCACCAAGCCCTTCAAGCTTCGATCAAGAGCCTTCAGCAAAGCCAGAAACGCCACCATCCACGCTCGGCTCAGATGCAGCCAACGACAAGCCCTGACTGCCACGCTCACGCCCCAGACTAAGCAGAAAGCCATGATCCTCAGCCACCTTTTCAGGTGGCTTTTCTTTGAGGAAACTGCTGCGGTTTAAGGCCTATTCGAGCATTGCTGACATGGACTTTGAGACCGCCGTTTAAGGTCATTAAAAAGAGTACCGTGGACTCATGTGGCCTATCTTGGACCGCTGCCATAGACCGGAGGTCTATATGTCTTTCATCGACAAAACTATCTTCAGCATCCGCTCCCGATGTCCCGACGTAAAACAGGAAGTCGATTCCCGGAACGTGGCGGATGACGACCGAATCTTTCACACGCCATTTCAAACGGATGCACAGCTGCAGGAGGAGTCACCTGAGCAGATGCTGCGCAAAAAAACGAACCGCCTTTTGCTGCAAGCGGTCCTCAACAAAATCTCTGCCGCTTGAGCAAGCATCTGACCGGAGGTCTATATGTTTTCACTACTTGGCTACAAACGTCAGTCCGAGTTCTGGCGGGATATGTGGGTGATGCTCCTCGAGCCGATTTCAAAGATTCAACCCATCGAACCCAGTCTCGATCCACCACTCGCACCGACGCCAAAAGCCCCACAGCCCAGCTCCGAAACACCTGCTGTCAACGACAAGGCGTGACAGCACCACACGGAGACGCAGCGAGCCCGTAGCTCACGCGTGTCAGTCTGGAGGTCTATATGTCAGTAAGCCGCATCCCATCTTCATTCCTGAAGGTTTGGAGAACAGTCAAACGAGTCTTCGCCAGAGGTGAGCCACTCCCCAGTCCACCCAACATCGAACAGTGCGGACCTCCTGAAAAAGACAAGAGGAGACAAGAGGAGAGGCAATCGCGCATGCGCCATAGCTATCGATACTGGTAGCAAGAGTGTTCGACAGCTCCCACGATTACGTAGCTTCATTTTCAACAGCCACCTTCTATGGTGGCTTTTTTGTGCCCGGAGATCTTGAGATGTGAGCATTCAGCCAACATGTGCCATACATGCGCCCTCTCCCGCAGGGCTATAGCGGGGCCATCAAGAAAGAGCGCGGCAATGAAAAACTGCAACGTGGGTGGAGTTGGCTAATCCGCTCTTTTTCTTGATGGTGCCGGGGGTCGGCTCCCCGGTTATTACAAACCAGGCTTGCAAGGGCCTGGCTGGAATACTGCAAGAGGGTAATCGCACCGGTCTTAGGTGCCCATCATGACCACCCCGGGAAAGTAGCGGGGGCTATCTGGCGTGGCTGCTCGAGCAGGTACGGCAGTTCAGGAATGGGCCTGAGCTGGCGGCAGTCACGAACTCGGCGCTTTGCGTCGTGGCGACAGTGGTCACGCCAGATGGTTTGTGAGCCCACGTACATATTGATTCCGTGACTCTCTTTGGGCAAAATTTGCGTCACGTACCTGTTTTTGCCGGGCCTGGGGTCACAGACTCCTTTCACTTCCTCAACTTGCCCAGGCATGACCAAATAGGTCACCGGCTTTTTATTCGCGCCCGCAGCAAACCGCTCGCGGGCTTTTTGTTTTCCCACAGGAGCTTGCGTGCAATCGACTCCAGCCGCTATTCCTTCCCAAGCCGCTGCTCGCCGCGCAATAGGCACTCACCGGCATCGGCCTCACATGCGTCTTTCCCTGCAGCAGGGCTTTTGGGGGATAATCAAAGATAGTAAATATGTATTAATGTGTTTCCATCAATAGAAAATACTGACAACACCAGATGTTAGTGAAAGTATCCACCCTATGTGATGTCTTTGAATGAGCGCTACTCGTGTGTGAGTAAAGCCTCTTTAAGCCACCCTCCGCAGGGTGGCTTTTTTTGCCCTGAATTCAGGGACATCTGGCGTGACTGCTCGAGCAGGTATGGCAGCACAGGAATGGGCCTGGGCTGGCGGCAGTCACGAACTCGGCGCTTTGCGTCGTGGCGACAGTGGTCACGCCAGATGGCAAGTCAGATTCACTTCTTCACACCACCGACAAGCTAGACGTTGCCCTCGGCAACGTTATTGAGAAGCTCGCGATACGCATTCACCAAGTGATCGCGGCCAAGCCTGAATTCAGGGTCCGTTCTATCAGGCCCGTCCTGATGCTTGGCATCCAGCTGTGCAGCGCGCAGCTCTCTCGCCGCTTGATGGGCAGTCTCGCGCGGTAGCGCCTTGACGACTGCGGTCAAGATCATCGACAGCGCAGCGAATGCGCCAGATTCCTCCTGGGTCATGAAGCACCTCCAGTCTGATGACCCATTCTAGTTTCCAGCCGGGCCTGGGGTTTATCTCCTCCCTCCCTCTCTGAACCATTCCTCAGGCAGACCCGAAAGGTCACCGGCTCTTTATCCAGGCCCGCAGCAACCGCTCGCGGGCTTTTTCTTTGCCCTCAGGAGATTCCATGCCTTCATCGACACCCCATACCCCTGCGACAAAGCTGCTGATAGCCGCGCAATGGGCTCTCACCGGCTTTGGCCTGTTCTGCCTGGTCGGCGCGGCCGTGGTGATCGCACTCACGCCAGAAGCCTGGCCCCTCTGAGCATTCAACCTTGAAAACTGACAGGAGAGACTCATGCTGAAGACGATTGTCGACTCCCTGCTGGTCATCGTTGGCGCCCTGCTTCTCGCAGCCTGGCTGTCCGCGCCCGATGCCCAAGCCGATGAACCCAAAACCTTCACCCAAAGCCTGCGCGATGAGTTCGCCTGCCCGGGCATGCATGCCGAGTGGCTGGACGAGAAGACCGTGCAATGCCTGAAAGAGCAACCTTAGATTGGGCATGACATGACCTTTTTGCAGGAAGTCTTTTCGCTCTTCTTGCGCATAAGGATAGAGAATAGGCATTGAAAAATTCATTGCAATAGTCTGTCTTCAGACAGAGCTTTTGCCTTCGCTACGCAGACGTCCATTGGAGGTCATCAACATGCGAGCTCTAAGGCGCCAAAGGGTGCAATAGCGGCCGTTGCGTTCGCATCCATCAACATAGACTGAAGCGTATGGCAAAGCCACCAATCCAGCTTGAGTACCTACCCAAGAGGCGAAGCAGCAGGAACCACCTCCTCTGGAGGGCAGGATTCTTCTTGAGCGCCTCGGCGGTTCTGCTGACTTGCCTGGTCATGGGAGGCTGTAAGCCCGAATCGGGAAAGAAGTTTGAGGAAACAACTGCTGCATTCAAAAATTCAGCGCTTAGCGCCTGGCATTGCCCAGGAATGACAGCCATTTGGGTCAGCGAAAATATTGTGAAGTGCGTCAAAGAAGAGCGTTGAGCTCGACAATTTAAAAATGCAAAAAGCCCACACCTTTACAGATGTGGGCTTTTTTACGCCAAGTAAAAATTACTTGCGTGTGTTGGCTAGAGATACAGAGATAACTCGACCACCCAATGACTGATCATTCAGGGAGTCGATCGCTGTTTTTGCTTGGGCAGCAGTGCCCATTTCAACAAAGCCGAAGCCGCGCGATTGACCTGTATTTCGATCCATTATGACTTCAGAGGAAATAACATCCCCACAGCTTGAAAAATGTGATTTTAGTGTTTCGCGATCGATGCCATAGCCAAGATTGGAGACGTAGAGATTGCTTTGCATACAGTACCTTCTAAATGAATTTCGCTACTTATTTTTCAGAGCGAAAGATGATTCCCAAGAGAACCACGAGAGTGCTTTGGTGAAGATTAGTCAGTAGCCAAAGCTTCTACTGAGGGTTGAAAAATGATGCAGCTCAATTCAGCTGGTGGCCAAGCACCATGCTCCGGCCTTCAGCCAAAGCATATTTAGAGGCAAGCGACTCATCAGAAAAATGCGGGATAAACCGAAAGATTCGGTCATAAGTACCACGACGAATAGAGACAGCAGCAGTGAATTGACCACTTGCGTCAGTCTGGGTGAGAGGTGTGACCACGTAGCGGCCAATCTGCTCTGTAGTGTTTTTGTGCAGCATGAAAGCGAACGATCGCACGCACGATTGCGCAGACCGTCAAATGAGATAGGGAAGGCCCGTGCTAAGTGCAGGGGGCAACGCAGATCCGCGAGGATGTTCAGGATCTGGGAAGTTCGCCTAGAGGGGTGTGACCACCGCGTGCTTTGCTAGAAGAGCGGCTACCTGCGGCCAAGGGGCGGCATTGGTGTCAGACAGGCACTGTTGGGGCGAACGGCCTTAACAGCGAGTGAGGCCAGTATAGGTGAACCGAAAGACCTTTGGTTGGAAATCTTCCGCTCTCCCGGCCAGACGTCCCTCACATCAAAGCCTTCAAAAAATAAATTGATAGACCACTAAGGATTAACCATGTACTGTGGGCCTAGCGTTCGGATATTTACAGAGAGCCTCACCAATGACCAAAACTAAAAAATCAACCGTTCACCATGTCGTGGAGGCCAAGCGATGGGAGCTCAGTCGCGAAAAAGAGCGCATCACCTACCCTCCGGAACATGCCGGCCCGGTGCAAATGGAATGGCGCAAGCGAGAAAACTACTCCGCCACCGACCTTGACTACCGAGGCCGCAGCAAGATTTAGAGAGCCTCCACAGAATTGCCTTTGCCCGCCATTGAGCGGGCTTTTTTATGAGTATCACCAGCATGACAAATACCACCACCGACAAGCGCTGCGGAAGCTGCGGCGCGCCTCTTCCTGAAGACTTCAAAGAAGAGCAAGGTCAACCACTTCCTTGCGGCCACTAACGGCCTCCACTCTCTCCACTTCAGAGCCCGCCAATCAGCGGGCTTTTTCTATTTCTGGAGTTCAGATGTTCAAGAGCATGATCATTTACCGCATTGCCAAGAGCTGGCAAGGCGATCTGCAGGCGCTGGAGGATGCCCTGCAGAAGACAGTCTTTGCCGAATGCGGCGCCACACAGGAGCGCTCCGTTGGCTGGGTGCCACCGCGCGGCGAGCAGCACGGGCCGCTGGTCGAGTCCGTGGCCGGGCAGTGGGTCATGCGCTTCATGACCGAGGCCAAGGTGCTGCCGGCCAGCGTGCTCAATCGCAAGGTCAACGAGAAAGCCGAGCACATCGAAAAGACCGAAGGCCGCAAGCCCGGCAAGAAGGAAAAGCGCGAGCTCAAGGACGAGGCCAAGCTGGATCTGCTGCCCATGGCCTTTACCAAGCAAGGCAGCATGTGGGCCTGGATCGACCCGCAGGCCCACACGCTGGTGCTCGATACCAGCGCTCAAGGCCGCGCCGACGAGGTGGTCTCGCTGCTGGTCGAAGGCCTGCCCGGCTTCGCCCTGGCACTGCTGGACACCCAGACCAGCCCACAGGCCGCCATGGCGCATTGGCTGATGACCCAGGAGCCACCCACCGGCTTCACCGCCGACCGCGAGACGGAGCTGAAAGCCGCAGACGAATCAAAGGCTGTCGTGCGCTATGCGCGCCACCCGCTGGATATTGATGAGGTGCGCCAGCACATCGAGCACGGCAAGCTGCCCACCAAGCTGGCGATGACCTGGGACGACCGTGTGAGCTTTGTGCTGACCGAAGGCCTGCAGATCAAGAACATCGTGCTGCTGGATGCGGTCATGGACGGCAACAGCAAGGACGACAGCGGCTTTGATACTGATGTGGCGATTGCCACCGGCGAGCTGTCGCGCCTGATCCCCGATCTGATCGAAGCACTGGGCGGCGAAGGCAGAACTCGCCTGAGCGACCTGCCCTCCTCACTGGCAACCAGCGCCAGCACGACCGGCCCGAAGGCCGCTCCAACTGATACGTCTCCAGGCGAAAGCCCGTTCTAGCCACTCACTCATTAATCCCCTGCCCGCCACACCGCGGGCATTTTTCTTTGGAGGCTCCCATGAGTCTGACTTTCGTGAATCACAACGGCGACCCCATCACCGATTCCCGCATGGCCGCCATGCGAGCCCAAGGAATGGAGCTCGAGCGCCAGCGCCGCCTGGCTGCCAAGGCGGATGCGGTGTCCGTGCACAAGGGCTGGCGCGTCTCGGGCATCAAACCCTACATCCTTCAAGAGGCAGCGCAGCAATGCAAAGAGCTGGCCATCAAGGCGGGCTGGCTGGAGGTTCAGCTTCAGGAAATCAAGAAGCTTGTCTCTTGAGTTGCTCTTGCGGGAAGAGAGGCTGCAAAAGAAAAAAGCTCACGCTTTTGGCGTGAGCCCTTCTTACAGATCGAAGAAGATTATTTGCGTGGACGGGCCAAGGCCACTCCCAGTGCGCGACCGCCAAGCGGCTGGTCATTCAGTGTTTCGATCGCTTTCTGGGCCTGCTCTTGAGTGCCCATTTCAACGAAGCCAAAGCCGCGCGAGCGGCCGGTTTCACGGTCCATGATGATGTCAGCGGCAACGACATCACCGCAGCTGCCGAAATGTGCGCGCAGGGCATCGCTGTCAACCGTGTAGCTGAGATTGGTCACATAAAGATTGGATTGCATTGTGTTCTTTCAAAGTGAGCTCATGCATTTCAGCGATGAGCGAATAAGAGGTTGAGAGGGTTAGCGACGGCGCTTGAAGGCAGGATTGCCACCAGGAGCGCCACCAGTGCGTGGAGCAAGATGGCGAAAGGTCACTCGTCCTTTGTTCAGGTCGTAAGGCGACATTTCAACGGTCACTTTGTCGCCCGCCAGCACACGGATGCGGTGCTTGCGCATCTTTCCGCCGCTGTATGCGATGAGCTGATGGCCGTTCTCCAGAGTCACGCGAAATCGCGCATCCGGCAGCACTTCATCAACTCGTCCTGACATCTCGATTAGTTCTTCTTTTGCCAAATTAGCTCCTGTGAGTGAAGGATTCAGCCGCTCAATTCAGACTGTGGTTGAGCACCATGTTGCGCCCCTCGGTCAGGGCATAGTTAGAGGCGAGCGACTCGTTAGAAAACTGAGGGACAAATCGAATGACGCGGTCATAAGCGCCGCGGCGAATGGAAACGGCAGCCAGGAATTGGCCGCTGGTGCTCGGCTGTGTCAGAGGTGTGACCACGTAGCGGCCAATCTGCTCTGTAATGTTTTTGTGCAGCATGAAAATGGACGGCCGCACGCACGATTGCGCAGACCATCAAGTGAGATAGGGCAGGCCCGCTGTGAATTCAGGGGGCAACGCAGATCCATAAGGATGTTCAGGATCTGGGGAGTTCGCCTAGAGGGGAGTGACCACCGCGTGCTTTGCGAGAAGAGCGGCTACCTGCGGCCAAGGGGCGGCAATGGTGTCAGACAGGCACTGTTGGGGCGAACGGCCTAAACAGCGAGTGGAACCAGTATAGGTGAAGTGAAAGACCTTTGGTTTACAACATGCAGCGCCGACAAGGGAGTGGTGCTTGAGCCAAATCTCCCCCCTGCTCTTTCTAACAAGAAATCGATAGACCTGCCTGCGGTAACCCTGTACCGTGGGATCAACTGTTCTGCAATCTACTGAGAGTCTTAGCCATGAGCACAACTAAAAAACCCGCCGTTCACCATATCGTGGAGGCCAAGCGATGGGAGCTCAGCCGAGAGAAGGAACGCATCACCTATCCCGCCGACCATGCCGGCCCCGTACAGATGGACTGGCGCAAGCGCGAGAACTACTCTGCCAGCGACCTCGACTATCGAGGCCGGAACAAGACCTAGAGGTTCTTCCACCCTATTGCCATTGCCCGCCTTCGGGCGGGCTTTTTTATGAACAGCATCGACATGACAGAATCAATGCCGCCAAGTGCTGCTGAAGCTGCGGCGCGCCCTTTCTGAAGCCTCAAAGAGGAGCAAGGTCACCTACCTCCTTGCCGCCACTAACAGGCACATACTTACAGGATCACAGCCCGCCACTGAGCGGGCTTTTCTCATTCTCTGGAGCTGAAAATTGTCTAGCTACTGTGGGACAACCTGGACTTGGCTCAGGTCCACACCGAGCGATTGGGCCTTCTCCAGCAATCGCCTAAATTGCTGCTCAGGGATGCTCTTGCTTCGGGAAAGCAGCCAGAAGTAGTCGAGGCTGTTGCCAATCACCAAAGACGTCTGATACTGGTCATCCAGACTCACCACGTTGTAGCCACCGTAGAACGGACCGAAGAAAGACACCTTGAGCGCCGCGACGCTGGGATCGCTCAGGAATCGCGCCTTGCCGTTGGCTTGACGCCATTCCTTCTTCGATGCGTCATAGCCTCGATTGACCACGGCCACGGTGCCATCGTCGTTGAGGCTGTACTGCGCAGAGACCTGGGTCAGACCTTTTTCAAAACTGTGCTCTATGCGGGCCAGCTCGTACCAAGTTCCCATGTAGCGCTTGGCATCAAAGCCAGCCACAGGCTGTATGCCCTTAGGCACAGAGACAGCGCAGCCATACAGCGCAGCAACTCCCGCTGTAACCACGGTCAACGCAGCAGTACGAATTAGAGAGCTTCTCGAAAAACGCATTGTTGTTTCCTGAGGTTGAAAGCCTCATTCAACCATCCACCAACCAGCCCGCCTTGAAGAGCGGGCTTTTTGCTTTCTGGAGCCCTATGCGACTCAACATCGATGCCGACCAAGACGCAAAACTAGGCAAGCTGCTAGACAAGGTCACTTTGAGAATGCAGGAAGCACCTGAGCTACTCCGCACTTTGCCCGACGGGACTATTGAGTTGAGTTGCCCGCTTCCAGAAAAGTACAAGCCCAGCATGAACCCATGGGCCACGGCCTTGCGTGCTCGGATCAATGAGCATTGGCACTTGTTTGAGATCAGCGAGCAGTCCCGAAACGTTAGCGGCGGATGGATAGCCTCGTGCATACCGCCGCCGCTCTACAAAACCTTCATCACCGCCTGGCTGAACCAGCCCGCACCACTACCGCTTGGGCAGCTCGAGCTGTTTGCCTGACCACCAACACCCCAGCCTGCAGCCGCGGGCTTTTCTCATTCTGGGAGCCACCAATATGAATCAACAACCCGAAGACCTGCGCAGCTGCCCCTTCTGCCTCGGCCTGGCAACGCTGGAAAAGATCGAAGACCGATGCTACGGCGTCGGATGCGCTGATTGCGATTTCCAGCTGATGAATGGATCCGTCGGCATTGGCTGGCACAAGTCCGAGCAGGAAGCAATCGCCGCCTGGAACAAGCGCGGAGGCGATCTGGCTATGTCACAACTGCGAGCTTGGGTCAAAGAACTGCAAGACGAAAACACCGCCCTGAAAGCCGCAGCGCAGGCGGCGGAGCCATTCGGCTACGTCAACACGCACACAGGGCAGTTTTTCAAGGATGTGGAGCCTTGCCGCAAGACCAACGAGGGACATTGGCGCACGGTGTTCACAGCACCTCAGACGCAGGCAGACGCGCGGGAGGCGCAGCTACTTGCGTTCGCGGTTTCTGAGATTCGTCGTGACGAGATGACCGACAGCGAGCTGCTGGATGCCATGGAGCAAAAGCGCATTGCAGTGGTGCCTGAGTACGAAGGCCCATGGGATGCCGAGATCTACAACGACGAAGGCAAGCCGAATCACCGTGGCAGCGGATCAACGCCGCGCGAGGCAATCCGCGCCGCCATCGCCGCCCAGCCAGCAACCAAGGAAGGAGCGCAGCAGGAATGACTAAAGCAATCGAAGTGACAGTCCGCGATAGGACTGAAAAAGGCTGGTGGGTAGATCAATCCCATTGGTATCAGCAGAAGCTATTTTCAAAGACTGGCGTTGCTGAGATCGTCAAACTCAAGGACGGCACCGTGACTCGTGGTCTTCTGCTGTACGGATACGACGGCTGGTTTGACTGTGGATACCGTCCCATTGAAGTAACCCAATGGCTGAAGCCTGAGCGCTGGTTTGAATCTCCGGATGACATGGCCGGCAAGGAAAAGGAGTACGCGGCTTACCGATATGAGCGCCTGTACAGCAGGCAATCTGTCTTTCGGGAAGGCCAGAAAGGCCAAGCATGAATACCCCTGATTCCAATATCAGGAAGTTCCCAGGGACTGAGCTTCCTGAGCAGACGCTCACAGCCAATAAGAACTGGCACAACTTCTGCGAGCACAAAAAGATATCCCTGGATGATCACAGTCGCACCGTGCGCTGCGCCGCTTGCGACCAGGTATTCGACCCGTTCGACTTTCTGCAAAAGGAAGTTGCTCGCCTGCAGCGCGCCTGGGAAGACCACAAGCATGTTCAGAAAAGCTTGAATGACCTCAGGGATGGTGTCGAGTCCTTGAAAAAGGAAGAGGCCCGTCTGAAGGCGCGCATCAGAACGGCCAAGGCCAAGGTGGCGCCGGTAATCGACGTGAGGAACCGTGAACTATGAGCAAGCGAGCCCGCGACCGAGGCGACAAGCGCGACAGATGGCGCGAACCAATCAACCACCCCGAGCCCCGCTGATGCGGGGCTTTTTCATGGAGACGCTCATGAACAATCCATGGCCATACCTCACCGATGCAGAGATCAATGAGATCTGCTCTCCTCTGAAAAATGGGGCCGCACAGATCCGCTTTCTGGAGCGCCTGGGCATGGTGGTGAAACCAAAGCCCAGCGGGCGTCCTCTTGTCGCGCGTACCGAGTTCGACAGAGTCATGACCGGCAGCAATGCCGTGACCACAGGTCAAAGCACAAGCGCAGCCACATCCACACCTAACGTGATCGGGCTGCAATCCTTCTTCCAACAGAGAAAACATGGGACGCGCACGTAAAGATGGAGACCCTATGGGTCTCGCTGGCACTCGCCTTTCCTTCAAACACAACGCCTTCTACTACCGTCACAGGGACGGCCGGTGGGAGCGCATGGGCACCGATGTCCGCACCGCAAAGGAGCGAGCAGCCATCTACAACAGCCCGGCGGGCAACTATGGCACCACCGCGTACTGGCTGGACCAGTTCCTGATGGACTGCCAACAACGGGTGTCCATTAAAGACCTTGCGCCGCGGACTCTCTCGGACTACACAAAAGACTCCGAGCCGCTCAAAGTGTTCTTTGGAGCCATGCTCCCTGAGCACATTGAGCCCCACCATGTCCAAGCCTATTTGGACGCAGGCTCTGCGGCTGAGCGTGGAGTGCGCGCCAATCGGGAAAAGGCATGTCTGAGCTCGTGCCTGTCCTGGCTGATCCGCACAAACAAATGCCCCGGCCTCAAGATCAACCCGTGTATGCAAAAAAGCGGCACGCGCGAAAACTCGGAGAAAAAGCGTGACCGGTATGTCACTCATCAGGAATATCAGGAGGTCTATGCCTTGGCCTGGCCCCAGGTGCGCGTGCTGATGGAGCTAACCTATCGCACGCTACAGCGCCCGGAAAGCGACATCATCTACTGGACGCCGAAAGTACTCGCGCGCGATCCACACACAGGGAATCGCATCATCACCTTCGAGCAGGGAAAGACGGGCACAAGGCTCAAGATTGCGATGACCGAGGGCTTGGAAAAACTGATCAACCGTGCCGTGGGTCCGAATCCGCATCTGGACCAGCCTTTGGTGCACACGCGAGCGGGCACTGGGTACACCTACGGTGGCATCAATTCCATGCTCGGCAAAGCCATCAGGACCGCAAACGAGATCAGGGCTACCAAGAACATTCCGCCCATGGCCTCCTTTGGCTTCCGCGACCTCAAGGGCAAAGGTGCCACTGATATGTGGCTGTCTGGGACGCCCATCGAGCAGATCCAGCTGCTCTGCGGACACTCTGACAAAGCGACAACGGAGCGTTACATAAAGGCCCGATGGCGGGCGACTGCTCAGCCCAACGAGACAGCCGTGATGACTGTATAA